GATAAATCTTCTGTCTTGTTGATTTATCTATAGATAAATCCCCAAATACATCCTTATCATTAAGGATAGATGATTTAAGCTTTTCAGCCTGTTCTTTTCTTTCTTTCTCTTCTTCCTCTGCTTCAGACTTAGCATCATTGACAAGTTCATTATACTTATCTTTGAAGAAGTCTATATTGCTTTTCAAAGCCTCTTTTGCATCATCAATATCAGTACCAGCATTGAAAGATTTATCTACCTCTCTTGTAGCTCTTTCCTTACTATACCCTCTATTAATAAAATCTTGATAAATCAAGTCTTTTCTAAGTTTTTCCCCTTTGTCTCCCTCATCAGATATATTCTCTTCCTTAATGGAATCAAGGAAGTTTATAGTATTTTCATACTTTCTAATATCCGTAGGTTCAACTCCAGCATTCAAGGCTTCATCAATTCTTTTTTGTTTTTCATCAAGACCTGCCTTTATTTGTTGGTCAATTAAATCCCTAAAGTCCTCGGGGTCTTTAACCTTAGATAAACCATCATCATCAAGGTCTGGGAAGATACCTTCCTCTTTCAAGGCTTTGGCAATGGAAGAGTAGAAGTTTTTGGGAGAAGTGCCCTCCTCTTTAGGGGAGGTATCTTCCTTTTCCTCTTTATCATCTTTTCCACTACCTACGCTCTCTGGTGTCTCTGTAAATAAATTATCTCCATTAACAACCTCAGTAGTTTCCTCTTTATCTTTACTTGACTCCTCCTCTTTCTTAGGAGGTTCCTCATTTGCAGGTAAGGTACCCTGTGTCTCATCATCTTCAAACAGATTCTCAATCTCCTCTGCTCCTAAGATGTTATCCAAACTAAGTTCTTCTTCCATAATTCTCCTCAATTTTTGTACAAAGTTACAGTAAACTATTTACATATACAAACATATAAATAGTTTACTTATTTACTCATAACTTTTATAGTTATATTATTTGCTTTTTTTTACCTTTACCTTTACCTTTACAACTACATTTCTTTGCCATAATTATAAAATTTTAATAGTTATTTTCTCACCTTTATCATGTCTGTCTTTAAGGAGCTTATATAGCTCTTTGAAAGTCTCTCTACTGTTTATTACCTTACCTTTGACTTTATTAGCTCCTACTAATATACATCCTGATGAGTCTTTATCAGAGTTTCCAGAAGGATGTATAAGTACCCCATCAAACCCTTTGACATTGAGAAGTCTTGGTAACTTACCCTCAATATCTTTAGCCCATGTATATCTAGTATAGTTACTAAATCTAGGGCTTTTTATATCTAATGTAACTTGATATTCTCCTGTAGGTATGGCAGTTTCATTTTTCACTTTAATTCTATTTATATCATTAATAGACATAGAAGAATTTAAGTTCCTAACCTTATCTTCAAGAGTATCACAAAAGTACTTACCATCTATATAAAGATGACCTATAGTATAGGTTGTTCCTTTATATATTCTATTAACTTCCAGTTTCATTTTTTAATTTATTAATTCTTTCCTTTTTAATTTTTTTAATTGCTTTTCCTATTAATAGCATTTCTTCAAAAGAAAAATTATTACCTCTAGCAACATTACACTCATAGCAACATGGTACTACATTACCAATCTCATGTCCTCTATTATTATCTATCCTATCTAATCCTATATTATGTGTATCACCACAATATATACATTTTCCATTATATATAATATTTTCAAGATACTCTTTGGTTACTGTAGTAATAAATCCTTTCTTTTTATCTTTGCATCTATATGCAGATAATATCTTAGAGATTTTATCCCTTCTCTTTTGTTCATCTGATATAGTAGATATACTAGTTACTTTACCTCTGGACTTTTTAATTTTACCAAATAATATCTCTTCAATACTGTAGTTTTTACCTTTAATATATCTTTGTTTAATTCCATTATAAGAAAGTCCTAATAAAATACTCCACTCTTTTAAAGAATGTGTTTCTCCTTTATATGTTAGAGTAATTGTGCTTCTAATATTTCCAATATTTTCAGGGGATACCCACATAAAATTATTTTTTGAAAAAGGCAAAGAAGTATCTTTTCTTCTAAACCTATACCCCTCTTGATAAGAGGGGTACACATCATTGAAAAAAGTTTTAAAGTTAGACCATTCCTCTGAGTGCCCATAGGCTTTACCCTTTTCAGTAAACATAAAAGCTCTCCATATATTATATAATTGTGGACATTTTAACTTTAAATCTCCTATATAATCCTTTCTCTTTTTCCAATGGTTTTTTATAGCTTGTATTCTTATTAGTTTTTCTTCTTGAGTTTCTACTCTCCCCTTTAAAAATCTTCCATTTTCCCCTCTATTACTCATTACTATTAAAAGAATTTAAATTCTTCTTCCTTAATTGACAAGTAAGGTCAGTACATATAGAACTCATAAGTTGAAACATTTGCTTTCTTAGGTCAGCTACCTCCTTCTCTAGCTCTGTATTTCTCTTTAATACTTCTTCAAGCCTTTCCCTGTTGTCATTTGAAAGTTTCTCATAGAAGTCTAAAGATTCCTTCATATTATTTATAAGGTTATTGTCTACTTCAGTATTATATTTCTTTCTTGTAAAAAACCAAGACAACCAGCCACTTACTATAGCTGTAATAAGCCCAATACCTCCTGTTATAATGGTACCTAAATCAATCATCATTCTATAATCTCTACAAATTTATTTTCTTTTTCCTTAATGTAGGGATTCTTCTCCTTTATATGTACTTCCATTACCCAATGTTTTCTCTGAAACCATCTCCATAGAAAGAATTTCTTAGGAGGGTTTACTGTCTCTTTTTTCTTGTTTACTATGATATATTTCTCACTAGTAAAGGTTGGCTCAGTATATATAAGATTAGGATATTTCAATCCTAATCTTATATTATACCATTTATCTCCTATGATTGTATCTAATGCTAAATTTCTATCTTTAAATATTGTATCAGTAAAAAGTACTGTGTCTTTTTTAGTAGATACTGATAAGAGATATTGCATTTGTTTTAAATTAGTATCTTTTACCTTTAACTCTTTCCTAATACTATTCATCTTTTGTAGGATAGAGTCATTATAATAATTAAGTTGCTCTATGGTAAATTTGAATACCTTATTCTTTTCTTTTAAAGAAGAATTCTCAGCTATGAATGCCTTCTGATTAGACATTGATACTGAAATCTCCTTTTTAAGCTTTTGATATTTGTTATATAAAATATGAGAACTCACAAGTAAAGATACTACCAATATAAATATAGTTATTCTTACATATTTTACCATAATATTTATTCAGTTGTAAATAGACATTTACATCTTAACTTCTATTGTTAAGATAAAGCACTGCCATCAACATTAACCCAAGCAGTACCATTATAAACAATACATTTACTTAATGTAGTATCAAAAAACATTTGACCTGTAGTAGGATTAGTAGGACGATTAGCTGTAGTATCATAGTCATTAAAACCCCCACTTCTTGTAGCAGTTATTTTAACAACCCCCATAACAGAAGTATGATTTCCATTCAAAGTACCATTACTAAAACTACCACCTTGAAAATCTAAAGTACAACCACTTGGTAAGTTTAAAGTACCACCATTTAAATCAATATCTCTAGTAATCTTATATATCTTATTAGCATCTTTAAATAAAGACTGTATATAATCAAGAGTTTCAACTTGTGCTGTCTTACTAATAGTATTATTGGCATTTACATCCTTGAAATTAATAATAGCACTACCTTTTCCTCTTAATCCTAATGCACCATAAGTAATAGTCATTGCTGACTTACCATTGGCATCAAACTTAATCTTGTTATCTGCATAAGAAAATCTGTTACCATTAATATCTATCTCATTAAGTTTGTTAGCATTCACAGTACTTGTCAAACCATTAAAATCAGATGTAATCTCAATAGGTGTTGCTGCTGCATCACCATCTTTTGTGATACCTATATAAAAGAAAGGAGCTTTGTCTTTTATAGTATCCCAAGCATGAGCTGAAACATAATCAGCAGGAACATATTTAGAATATGTATCACTGCTATTTACTATATTAAATGTTATATCTTGTATTGTCATATTATATTATATTTACTTTAGATGGTAATGTTCCATCTTCATTAGTCCAATCTTTACCATTATATATATAAGTATTATTACCTACTATTACTTTGTCTCCAACAGTCCATATACCATATTGAGGAATAGAATCACACCATGCTGTTATTTTATCTTTATCAAATCCATATTTGTGAGTACATCTATTAAATTGACTATTATCAAGCATATCATAATATTCAGCATCTTCTATATAAAGATTACCTGCATTATGATATTTATACTTATCTATAGCAGATTTTAATAATTCATTATTCACAGAAGTATTATCAAATTTGGTATCTATTATATTTTCAGAAATAGATTTATATGAACATTTATTATGAATACTAACTACATATTTTTCGTTGTCTATCATAGTTGTAAAAACTCCATATAAAGGAAGTTTATTATTATTGATAATAGCTTGATTTAATATTTTATTAGTAACATTATGATAAACTCCTTTATGAACTCTATAATAAAGTTTTCTCTTTTTTGATAGACATATATATAGTCCAATATTTATATCTTTAGAACATTCTTCTTCTGTCCAATCAATACCTAATATCTCATAATCATTGCCATTAGAAAAGGCATTATTTATATTTTCGATTAAAAAAGTAGGATTATCTATCTTGTATTCTATATTGTCTATAAAATTACCTTTAATTATTGGAGTATTATTACTACTAGCATATTTATCTAAATAGCTGGAATTTTGTTCTTCAAGACCATGTATTATACTATTTTCATTAGCATCTATAACATTACCAGAATTTTTATTTGATAGTCCCCAAGTAGTATATTGCCAAAAATTATTTTCAAAATATACTACAGAATATTTTCCTGTAATACTTGAAATATTATAGTTCATTTCTTTTAAAATAGGCAATATTATATCCTTAGCTTGATTATTATCTATTGCGATAAAATCCCCTTTATAATTTCTATTATTATCTGTTATTACATTATCAGCAGTTAATAAGCAATTGGAAAAAGTTACTTTGCTATTTAAAATATTAAATTGGCCTACTTCATAATAACATCCGTTAAAAGTAGTAATAGTATTATAGAAATTCCATATATCGTTCAAATTGCCATTTATTATAGTAGCTCTTCCTCCAATAATTAAAGTATTTCCTAATATACATTGCTCAAATATATTTCCATCTCCAAATGCAAAAATATTTATTATTTTACTTTTGCTCTCTATAGTACTAGAATCATGAGTGACCTCTATTCTTCTTAATATTTTTCTATCAGAATAAGAACTGTAAGGAGTTCCAATAGGTTGATAAAACCCATATGTGTTGTTTTTACCTAAATTAATACTTATATTAGAACATTTCCCACCAAAGTTAGTACAATCAACTACTTTCTTTATATTAGGATATATATTATTAGCTATATTAATAGCAAGATTTTTAATTTCGCTTTCTACTATATTAGCATATACTGTATTACTCTCATATATAATACAAGAATCATAACTATAATCATCAGTAGGAATTATACTGATATTATTAAAATCTATTTCATATCTATTTTTTATTATAATAGGCCTATCAATATAGAAAATACCGTTTGTATAATTTGGAATTATTATTTTATACCATCCTGTATTTTCTGTATATGGGTGTTTATACAATTCTTCTAATAAATCATTAAAACAATATCTAAATAGATTATATAGTGGTTTACCATTTTTTAATAAAGTACTATCTATATTAAATTTTATAGATACATTTCCTTGGAGGCTTATCTTAGTTTCATCATCAAAATAACAATTTTCTAAAGTATTTACGTTTGTTATATAATATTTATAATTTTTTATTTTTGCATTCTTAATTACAATATTTCTATTAATAGTATAATTATTAAAATCTATAATATTTCCATTAAGATTTAATGTAGAATTTTTACCAAAATTTAAATCTTTATTTAGTGTTATATCATAATTACATATATAATTAGTATTAGGTTCGTTAATTACATCCTGTGTAAGAAGATTAATAGTCTTCTGCACAGTATCTATTCTTCCAGTAACACCAGTTTCTCCATAATCCACAGTAGGACTTGCATTAAAGTCAGTAACACCTTTAGTATCATCCCAACCAACATTAGTCTGAGTAGCTTGTATGGCTTTCTCAATAGCATTAGTATCCATTGTTGTAGTAATAGCAATGATAGTACCATTTACAGTAATATTACCATTTTTAGCAGCTTTTGTTGTAATCTTGAGATTATACTTATTTACCTGTTGGGGGTTAGGTCTTAGTATCTTATACCCTCTACTAATAAATTTATCTGGATTTGGGATTCTATCTTTAAATTGTAACTTATTATTTACAGTAGTCAAATCTTCTTCATCAGGCATATTAATAATATCACCTTCTACAAGTACTCTATTCTCCTCAAGTTCAGTAATTGCTTCTTGTAAATCCTTAACATTAGCCTTATCTTTTTTAAGATTATTCAATTCTTCCTGCACAGTAGTATTGCTTTCTGTATGTACTGCCATTGCTAAAGTTCTAGGATATACTTCTTCAGTAGAAGTCCCTTTAACTATCTGTTCTTCTTTTAGTGTTTTTATCTTTGCCATTGTTACTTATTGTTTTTATGAAACTAATACACCCACTGTTCTTAACTGGGTAAGTAGAGTATTGACAGCCCCTATTACTGTAGCAAGGGTAGCATCTGTAGCCAAGTCTGCTATATTTGTACCTGCCTTTACTCCTCCTAAAGCCTCTTTTGTAGCTGCTGGAAGAGTATATTTAGTATCTGTAGATACTGTCCAAGTACCATCTCCTCTCAAATAAGAACCTTGCTTACCTGCTGCTGGGGCAGGCACTAATCCAGAGGTTCCAGCTGCATCAGCAGTAGCTGCTGTCATAACAACACTCTTATTGGCACCACTTGCAATACCATCAAGTTTAGTCTTATAATCAGCTGTAAAATCATTAGTGCTTAATCCTTTCCCTTCTACTTTATCTACTTTAGTAGCCAGACCATCAGAAAGTTCCTTATCTGTTGCTAAGTCAGCAGGCTTATTTGCAATTGATGTAATACCAGTGGTAGCATTCCAATCTACCTGCTGTTGGGCAGTAGTGCTAATAACTCCATTTGTAATAGTAATATTTGCACCTATTTTTACTCCTCCTAACACACTACTAGAAGCAGTAGGTAAAGTATAGGTATAATCCTTTAAGGTAAATTCATTGCCTTTAGTCAAGCCTCCGTCAGTTGCTATAGTGTATTTTACGGCATGGCCATCATTAGTAATAATCAAAGCACTACCTCCTGTTGAAGGTAACCAAGATGCAGTACCATAACCATAGTTTATATCAGCAAAGAAAGTATGGTCATTATTTTGCATAGACTTTAGCTTTTCCAAGTTTGAAGCTTTAACATCTTCTGTATTACCTATTTGAAGCTCAATTATATCTTGGTTGGAATCCAATGTAGCTAAGTCTTGTTTTACTTTACCCATTTCCTTGTCTAAACTATCTACTTTTTCCTCAAGCTCCTGTCTGTCCTCAGAATCATCATTTATCAATGTCCATCCTTTAGAACCATAATATCTTAATTTTCCTTCGTTAAGCCATAAACTTTGAGGAGTAGGCTCCTTAAAACTTTCTATAATATCTTTAAGAGTATTCATTTATCTAATTTTTAGTTGTTTTATTTATCTGCTTTTCTTTAAGTCTTATATCAGAACTTAACTTGTCCTTATCAAGTTCCAATTTCTCCCTATCAAGTTTTAGCCTTTCATCAAATTGTCTCATTGACTCCATTAACTTATCTTTAGCTTCTTGTGAATATTCAGGCTCTATTATACCATCTTCCTCATTATTTTTGTTAGAAGTTTGCATCTGTGCAATAAGAATCTTTGTCTCATTGTCCCTTTGATTAAGAGCATCTTCCTGTTGCATCTTAGCTTGCTCCAATTGAGTTTTTTGTTCTATCTCTTGCTTTTGTACCTGCAACTGCTGTTGTTGTGCTTGAGATTGTCTTTCCTGAATATTTCTCTCATCCTTTTCAACAAGTCTTTGTTTCTCAGCAAGTGAAGATGAGTTAAATAACTTCATAATAGTAGAGAATGACAATGATTGATTTTGAAGGGCTGCCTGAGCCAAAGTATCTAACTTTGAATTTAACTCTTGGACACCATTACTGGTATCCACTACAAGACCATAATCAGCCTCTGCAAATTCATCTCCATCTATATCCATTACTTTCATAGAATTATCAGATAGAATATATTGGAATTTCTTGCTTCTACCTCTTAATGCTATCTTAGCTGTCTCCAATAAGCATTCCAATACTCTCTTCTTGACATCATCATGGACTACAAACAACCACTCTGTAATATGTGAAGATTGTAAGGTGGCTCTTTCTACTCCTCCTACTGTCTCTCTATTACTTACTTGACCTTCCCTCTGCTTGGTAATGCCTACTACTTCTGACATTTCCATCTTGATAAACTCAAGAAGGTTGATATATTGTTGTATTTGATTACCATCAGAAGCTTGAATTACCCCAGTAGAAGCATTATTCAATGCTCCTGCAAGTTTACCTGTGGCTGCACCTACATTGCCTTCATTAAAACTATCTTCCACTGCAAGACCCATAGTCTTTGCATAATATAACCACTTCTCTACATCCCAGCTTTTAGGCTTTTTGGCAAAGTCAAGTCTTACCAATGAACCCCAATTCCTTGCTATCAACTTATTCAATCTGTCATGTATTACATCATACAAATAATTGTATGGCTTCATCATATCCACTAAGCTGAAAGGTCTGTTGTCATTAAGGTTATAAATAGAACCTATAATTCCAAAATGACATCTTGAAGGATTGCTTAGCCTGTTATACTGAACTACTCTTGGTCTCATATTGACATAAATATCTGTACCAATTTTAGTCCCTTCCCATGCTTCATTAATATAGAATATCTCCTCTTCTTCCCCTGCATCCTTATCTATTACATAAGTCTCAGGATAGAAGTTAAACATTTCTTCCCCTGTCTGAGGGTCATAACTTCTTACCTTCTTAATCTTTCTCCTTGACTTCCAATATACCCTAAGTACTCTCAAGTTTCCTGCAACATCATAAGGAAGTAGTGAATTGTTTACTCCATCATACTCTCCCATAGGGTCCCAAAAGAAACCTTCTGTGTTTATCTCGTCTCCTACCATATGGTTATTGACAAAACCATATCTTTCATCTATATTATCCATAGAATCTGTAGATGATTGCCCAACATTGTCAGGTATCTTCTCTATATATTCCATGTCTTTCTTTGTCAGCACATCATAGAAGGTATCAATAACTTTGCCTGGAGACCAATAGTCTTCAATGACTATCATGTCAGCATCCTCAATCTTGTTACTATATCCAGACTTGAATATTCTCACTTTGTTGGGATTCAATTTTTCAATGGTAGGTTCACCTCCTACAATATCACATTGATACATTTCCTCTCCTACTGCCATGGCATCCATAATTCCTTGATTAAACAAGATAGGAATATTCAACTCCTTCATATAATGATTAAGAAGAGCATTAGCTCTTACCTCCCTCATGTCCTGCCACTCATAGGTATAATAGTCATTTATTTTCTCAAGTTCTTGGTTAGCCTCTTCCTCTGACAAGGAAGTATTGGATACCCATTCTTGTAGCTTTTGCAAGACTTCTTGCTTCTTATTATTTTCTATCTCAGTGATAGCATTAGGATTGGTAACTACTACCTTAAAATCAAAAACTCTCTTGCTTTCTTCTCCTCTTAATACATTCAGCTTACTATTCATGATAGGATAATGCTGTATCTTATCAGGAATAAAGCCTGCATGTAACTTTTCAGGATTCAAAATCATTTCAAGGTCACTCATGTGAAGTTTCCCATCCAATAAGTCATAATTAATTTTCTTATGTATCACGGATTTCCTGACCAAGCTATAATTAAAGAAAGTCTTTGAATCTGCCCAATCCAAATGAGCAGCTCTCCATTTTCTATTCTTTTTTGAAAAGGATAACTGCTGTGGTGGTAAATTTATAAAAGTACTCATATTTACATTATATCCATAAGCAGTTTTCCTCTTTCCATGACAATATTGACTTACTTTCTCAAGTACCCATTATGCCTCTGAAGCAGAGGAAAATCTATAAATAATTTATTTTTTTTAATACCATGCAAAGATAAATAAAATTATGCTATCCTGCAAGCATATAAATAAATTAGTAATCTGTACTAATCATTTTTGCTAAATTTACTGCTTAAACCTAAAGTCATAGTTTCTAGTAAAGAAAGCATCGTTTGAAGGGTCATCCTTCTTTACTTTCTCTCTGGATTCCTTATTAAGATTATTACCATAAAGTATTATATATTCCTCTCTATACAACATTACCATACCTAATGCCCTTATTCTATCCACATTAATCTCTGGGGTAAATTGTATAGCCTCCTCAATTAGTGCCCTTGTCTTTAAGAGATATAGAGATGGAACTTGTTTTATTTCCTTATTACCATTCTCATCAGTATACTCAACAGGTACCAACTTATTAAACCAATCCTTTATAAGCCTGTTGGCAAAGTTATTCACAGGAGCTATAGCAGATATACCTTTGGCTGAAGAACCAAAACTACTATACTTTATAATTTGTTTGTCTCTTAGATACTGTGGGGTATCTGCAAGCAGGTAAGTAGAGTGCATTTTCTCCATATAAGAATAAAAACCTTTGATATTACTCTCATACATTACCTTACCATTATAGAACAAGCATAGCATTCTCACTATCTCATGCATATCATCGGCAAAGTCTGTTCTACCTGTAAATTCAGCTACTATCTTATCAGTAAACAAGTCAAATACAAATACAGAAGCCAGTGAGTGAGATTCTGCTTGGTCATTGTTTGTAGGGTCATAGCCTAATATATATCTATCATTAAACACAGTGCCTGTACTATCTTTCTCAGGCATTGCATATATTTCCAATGCTCCTTTTGTATCATTGGCCACTGGGAATTTTCTAATAGGAGTCTCTCCTGTAGGTCTAAATTCCACTTGACCTGAACTTCCCATAAATAGCTCTCCTATATATATATCATCATATATACTTGGGTTAGTGTCAAGCTGCTGTGCTCTTTCATTCAATGCAGCTACAGGGAAATAAGCATCTTTAACCTTAATAATAGCCTCAGCAGGAGTAATAGGGTCTTCTGCTATAACTCTTAATACTGATGTTGGGTCTGCTCCATACTTAGCCTTATATCTATTCATAAGTACTTGCAAAAGGGCTTTTACCACATCACTTACACCATCCTTATTATAACATCCTGCCCTATTTATATAAGAAGGAAAGAAGAAACCAAAAGTATCTCTGCCTTGTCCTTTCTTATCATATACATTTTTTAAGGACTCAATATTATAGGATTCTGTAGCATATAATAGAGTTTTGGCAGATTGGAAATTAGCCTCTTTATTATTTGCGGTCCCAACAAGATACATTAAAGCAAAAGTATAATCGCCATCTTCTACTGATTTTCTTGTTACATCATACAGGTCAAGAAGAGAAGGAAAGTTACCAAATTCTTCAAATAAGATATAACCTCTTTTTCCTCTTAATTTATCTGAATCATCCTTGGCAGAAACTCCCATAACTTGGTTTAATGAACCTTGGTTTCTACCATACTCATCCTTATACCCCATTTGCCAAGTCATTTCATTTGAAGATTGCTTTAGCATAAGTTTAGGAAAAGGAGTATTCTTAGATAAGAAAGATAAAGTAGGAACAAACTTGCTTAATGTGCCATCTTTATCATCTTTAAGATATTCTTTCTGATACGCTGTAAGTACTGTAATACATCTTTTATTTGCTTCTTTGGATTCCCCCAAAATAAGATTGTGGGTCATTATAGCTGATAAACTAAAACTCTTACCACATCCTCTCTTTGCTAATTCTACTGCATGATGTCCTTCATCTCTTGCAGCCTTAAGATATAAGTATCTCCACCAGATACCTTCAAAGAAATAAGCAAACCCTTCAGTTCTTATGGCTTTCCTTTGTCCTTCCTTGTACTTATTAATCATCATAGGACAATAGTTAAGAAACCAATAAAGATAGCCTGGAATATACATACCATCAGTATCCCTAAGAAGCCCATTATAGCATCTGTCTATTTCTCTATCCCAATATTTTCTATATTCACTATTAGGATTACTGTTAGGCCTAAGAAAAGTATAGCAACCATTCTTTAAGAAAAATAATGCTGGCTGTCTGAACCAATCTGCATTTTCAAAGGTAGGAGGATTGGCTATATCCACTATAGCCCTACCTTGGGAATCTCTAGGGAGGGTTTCTATAGCAGGTCTTGAAGGAGATATAAGATTCTGAATAAAAGGTACAGTAGATATAAAATCCATAAATTGCTCTCTTACCTCATCAGGATATTGACTAAGTAGTTCTTCTGTTATAGGAGTCTGGTATTTATTGGTCTTTATTAATTCAGTCATATTATGCTACTAAGATTTTTTGTTTCAACAAAGATACTATACATCTGGATAACCATTCTACTAAAGCCTCATTTTGTGATTCTTCATTATACTGACCTGCATCAAGTATACAATGAACTATCTCATGTACTAATGTTAAGTATACCTCTGACTCAGGTTGTATGGAATCTCCAACTTTCTTACTAATATGTATTTCTTTCTTAGCATTATAAGTAATACCATATTGGTACATGTTATCATTATTAGCCAAGATGCCCACTACTTTAATGACATAGGTAGTACCAAATAGCTCAAATTTCTTATTGTTAAATCTATCTATCTTCATACTTTTAAGTTTATAAGTCCTCATACATACTTTTCTCAACAGCTCCTCTAACCTTGTCATTCTGTACTATCTCCTTGGCTATAGCTCTCTCTGCTTCATCCAAGTCCTTTATAAGTGAAGGGACCATCTTAATGGTAGCAGTGATTGAATTAAGGGTGTATATAGGTTTATCCTTGTCATCTCTTGCATCCAAGTCTATGTCTCTAAGAGCTTTTCTAAGTTTATCTACTGCAACTCTAGTATCCTCAAGTAATAAGGCAGAGGTAGGCCTGAACTTCTTATAGTACTCTATGGCATTGTCTAAGTCAGTGTCTATCTTAAAAGTAGTAGGTAATCCCTCACCTTCTATAATAGCTTTCATCCTATCTTCTTCATCAGTAATATACTGGTAATCACTTCTTGGGTCTATATAAAAATAAATAAATCCAAGGTCTTGGATAAACCTTTCCTTAGTTCTGGACTTATCCCTTGTATATAGTTTCTTAAATACTTTTAAAGTAAGTAACTCTGGTTCAAATGTAAGCTTATACCCCTCATATTTCAATAATTTCATAGCTCTCCCTTTATTATATGTTCATACTTATCAGAACCTATTAGATTAATCATACCTAATGTAAAAAGCATATCTGTATCTTTATTAGCCTTTTCTTCCTGACCACTAATTACCCTGATAGTCTGGGATAAACTTAATACCTGTTGTTTCTCCTTATTCTTCACAAACCATAAAATTAGTTCATATGTTTTATACACCTTGAATGTAGAGTTAGGTTCAATGGTTCTTTGCAATACCAAATGGCCATTGGTACTAATACCTATCTCCTTCCTTTTGGCTTCAATATGTTCATTGAATACCTCTACAATATCTTCTACTCTCATAAATAAAAATAAAAAAAGCATCAGAAAATTAATCCTGATGCTTATATATTAAATTAATATCTTCTATTTCTTGGATTTGATACTTGATGAGGAATTATCAGGAACTTCCTCATACTCCTCAATAATGAAGTCAATATCCCTGTCTTGCAGTAACAAACACTGCTTTCCATCCATCTCAACAACATCAAAGTTGTAAGTTATAATAGGATTATCAGTTATCACTCCATCTTTTAAAGAACCTTCTCTATGTTTCTTTACACCAAATCTTGTAGGATTAATCCACACTAAGTCACCTACCTTAATATCTCTGACAGAGCTACCTACTGCAAGTACTTTCTGATATTCCTTAAGACTACCTTCCTTTCTATGAATATCTATAAGGTCTCCTACCATCATATCATGTTCATACTTATCCATTGTAGTGATAAGTGCAGTGAACATTGGCTTTATTTTCTTAACCTTCAACATACTCAATAACTTTTATACCATATTCTACAGCACAAGAGTGCTCAATTTTACAACCTCTATATTTGTCCCAGTCTTTAGCAAAATATACAGCATCTGCCACAGATAATAGCTCAATTGATTTACCCAAGAACCATAGAGGTCTTGCATTTACTGGTGCATCTTTGAAGAAGCTATCAATCACTTCTACATCATCATTGAGTACTGCCTTAGCCTCTTCCACAGCTTTGGCTCTTTCAGCTTCTATTTCTTCATGTGTCTTACCCTTCATGGGCTGACTAATAAACAATTTCTTCATTTCTTTTCCCTTATTTGTTTAATAAACTTGAGTCTCTTTTTCATACCTAACATCCTATCATAAGTGCAAGTCAGTTTACCCAGTGATGGAATGTTAAAATTAGTTCTTAATTTGGCAAAATCCCTTTCATTAAGATTCTCCTTTAATGGTAAGGACTTTATGGTTTTATTAATAAATAACCAAAATGCCTTATATGTCTTATCCACCACTTCCTTTGGTAAATTCAACTCTTCTGAAACCTTACTGATTATATCAGGGTAAATCATTTTAATTCAAAAAGTAATAATAATTGGAAAGTTCCAGTCTCCTCATCAATGTTAGGAATAAATCTTGGATTAATCTTACCATCAATAATAACCTTATTCTTTCTTAACTTACCCATAATTACTTGAAAATGAGGTAAAGTAATATTACATTCTTCCCTTACTTTCTTTTTTGTATCTTCACTCATTGTAACCTTATCAAGTATGTCATTATCCTTGATAACTTTACTAAGTTCATACCTTTGTTTAACAAAGGATGCAATTATGTCAATCTCCCTGTCAGTAAGTTTATGAAAAGGTTTTAGGAACTCAAACCAATATTTAAAGAATTTACCATCTAATGAAGTGGGTATTCTGACGATGTTATTTGCTTTCTTAACCATCTTTATATTTCCATTTATACCCTCCAGCAGAAATTCTTTCTCCTCTACAGCAGGTAGCAATATTTTTATGAGAAATACCAGTTTGCTTTGATGCTTGAGATGTAGAATAGTATTCAGCTATAGGTTCATTAAATATAGTAAGTTGGATAACTCTTTTCCCTAAAGCTTTAGATATTCTTTCATTCCTGCTACCATAGTTATTGTTATCTTTTGAAGATAACATTTCAAGATTCTCTACTCTGTTGTCAGTTTTAACTTCATTCTTGTGATTCACTTGTAAATCATCAGAATAATTAGGTAGGAAAGATTTAGCTACTAATCTGTGTATAGTAGATGTTTTAATATTTCTTCTATCCTGAAGAACCACCTTTAAGTAGCCATCTCCAGTAAATGCAGGTTTTAATATTCTAACACATCTAACTCTACCAAGATTGGATACTTGATATAATCCATTATATCCTTCTATATCTCTCCACTCTTCCTTCATTCTATATTCTACTCTTCAGTTTTAATATCTGAGGTTTCCTCTTCTTTATTATCTTTCTCAGTCTCTTCAGGAACTGTCATAAGTTCCTCAATCTCGGCAATACACTTATCAAGGAAGTCCTGTTTGAACATATTTCCATTTTCAACTACCTTGAACAAGTAATCCAATCTTTTGAACAAATTGGTCATATTGGCAGTTTGCAATTTCATATACAACTGTTTGTTCTGCTCACTAAGCTGATGGGCTATATTCTCCAACTGTTCATAAGACATTTTCTCTGGTCTTTCTGTTTTCTGTGCATCAGAGTGCATACTTACAATTTTCTTCTTCTCTTCCATTTTTATATATTATTTTATATATTATTTTATATATTATTTATAGTATTTTGTAGTATCTTATACTCTATCCTTAAAGTACCTTATATATATAATATCCTACATATTATTAAATGATTGATAGCTCTCAAGGTATCTATGCCCATACCTATTCTTATATAGAGTCTCCCATTCATCTATTGAACATTCACCAATATTAGTGGTACCACATTCATCACAATAATCAGAATCCTCAAGGCTTTTAATATTCCTAATCTTCAATGATAAACAATGTTTGCAGTACAATACTGGTATCTTATCATATTCATTAGGCTGCTTTTCTATGTTTAAGTTGCTCATAAATACTTTTCTTTCTTTCATTAATAGCCTTACTATGATGACCTTTTCTCTTACATGTATTAGCTTTATTACTAAAAGGTCTTTTAGGAAAAATAATACCATCAAGAGATACATGCCCTCTCTTTACTGCTCTTCTTATAGACTTAAATTTACTTATTGCCTCATAAGTACTTAGATGAAGAATATTTTTTTCATATAAATCTTTAGCAGTATCTACTCTATTCTCTTTTATATAATCTCTAAATTCTTCCTCATTCATTAAGGGTCTTTCCACAGTCTTCTGCTCTTCCATATTCAATTTTTATTTAAAATAAATTAATACAAATTGGTCTTTCTCCTTAATTAAGGAAACTATATCATTCTTCTTAATTCCTTTCTCATTAGCCAGCATGACAATGCCCCTGATTGTAGAACTTGTCATTACCATCATTAATGGAGTCCCTTCTAAATTATTAGGTTTTTTAGTTTCCTTTATCTTTATTTTTTCTACTTCTCCCATAATACTAATTTTAAATATAAAAAGTAGAGCTTTGTACAGCTTTTAAGTTATAAAACATACATTCTATAGTCACCTATAGTGCTCTTTAAGTACTCTACATGAAAGGTTAATCTTATCCTTAACTCCCCTTCACCACACCAATTATACAGCTTATCTTATTTAAAGTGGGAACAGCTACCCACAGGGGCTTATTTTGTGCAAGGGGTGTGTATCTCTCATCAAATAAGCTATGACTTTCATACACATGAAGAGCCTCTTACAGGAATCAAACCTGTATTTTTTGATTACAAATCAAATGTAATAAATCTTTATACTAAAGAGGCAAGTAGCTCAAGGGGGATTTGAACCCCCAATCCATAAAGGCGAGGGATTTTAAGTCCCTTGTGTATCCCAATTCCACCATTGAGCCTCTTATTAGTAAAGCCTTACATCACATAAACTAAATAAATACTTATACTTATTTATATTTTGGATAAAGGTTTCACATTCAGATGTTATACCTTTATATATGGTATCTTGAGGAATCTTATCATAGAATGCAATAGTGGTAGTCTTAACTTCATTTATGAAATCAAAAGCATTTAATGCTTCACTCGAGGTGCCCTTAATGGCATTAGGTTGCATCTTACCAAGTATTCCCATGTACCCTTCTGCAAGACTATCCTGATAGTCTGACAATATATTTAAAAACTCATCAAGATATACATGAATGTTCTTCTTAGGGGCTGCCCAATGTAAATTCTTACACTTGGTTTTCCAACCTTCAAGTTGATTTAAGAAGTTAATAAAGAACTGAGAACCTGTTATCTCTATAGTTCTATCTGTCTCCATTGGTGTAAATAAATTTTCTCCTTCTATCATATTCTTTTATTTTAACATTGCAAAGATAAGTAAAATAATTGATACTACCAAATTATTTTATTATTATTTTTAGCTTATCTTTAATATATTAAAAGATTTAACATTCTGTAACTTTACAAGAATATATAATAGTACTTTATTAAGCAATTACATTCAATCCTATGAATAATAATTGTCCTACCAAACCTCCAAGCATAGTAGCTGCCCAATCAAGCCAATCCCACTTATTTCCATATTGGGTATCTTTAAATTCCATAGCTGAGGCTGCACCTAAAACACATAAGATAGTAAGACAAAACCCTATAGGGATAGCATAATAAAAATGTTTTAACCTATTACTTTCCATCAACCACTTGGGAGTTATTTTTCTCAATGCACTCAAAAGTTTTTCTTTCATAATATAGTTTCAATAATTACAATTTCAATTAATTTATTATTATCTCCTCCAACATAAAAGGAACTATATTCCAATTGGAATAGTTCCTGTAGGTGTCCAAGCATAATTTAAAGAAGCTAATTTAAAATAAGCTTTGACCATTCTTTTAAATAATGAAATAAACTTTTTCATAACAATTAAAAATTTGGAGTTAATAATATGTTATGTTTCCCTATAAGGAGTCGAACCTTACTATCAGGATTAAAAGTCCTGAGCATCCACCATCAATGCTTTGGGGAAATATTATTTTTCATACTTTTCAGACCATGCCTTGGTAATACCTGCTGATGCAAATACCCCAGCAACAGCACCTATATAGGCAGCAAGCCCATTTAAGTCTGTATGTATAGTATGATTATAGCATACCTCCACTATCAACAATATAGCAGGAACCAACAATAATATCAGTCCTATAAGGGTAACTGATATAAGAAAGAAGTTCTTGGATGAAACCCCTGTGTTATTTCTTATCAGTTTACTGATATAACCTTTGATATTAGATAAGCCATTCATCCTATCATACTTTTTATTAAGAAATATAATTTGCGGGACTTATAGGAATCGAACCTATATCTATGGATTAACAGTCCATTGTTCTAACCTTTGAACTAAAGACCCAAAGTTCCTCTACAAGAGAGGAACAAATAACAATTTCTTTAGCCTCTAACTGTCAAAAAGAGAGTTGAAAATTTAAAGTTCAACACTATGAAAAACATGAAAACATGAAAACTAATAGTGCCCCCTACAGGAATCGAACCTATATTCTAAGTTTAGAAGACTCATGTACTATCCATTGTACTAAGAGGGCATTTCTTCTATTGTCTGTTACCTCAATAAGACTCGAACTTATGTTACAGGAGCCAAAATCCTGTGTAATAACCACCTATACTATGAGGCAATAAAAGAGGAATATCACTTTAAGACAATTGGTTAAAGCAATATTCCTCACATGAATAAAAGCTACTTTTATTGTCTTTGATAAAAGTAGAGCACTTAAACCTGTTCCCCACCTTTCAGATTTAAATACTATTCTTTGGTCATGTAGATGTAATATAACTTCTACCTTTATATTAATATATGTTATCCTGATATTGTTATTCTTGCTTTGTAAATCTCTATTTACTGTAGTCCTACCAACTTATTAGCCCAATGTTCTGTATAAAAGCTATAATAGTTCCATGTGATACCTATCTTTCTGCATAAAACCCTTATTATATTATGTAATAAGGAAGGTATACCTATAATAGGTAAATACAAAGGTCCTAGTATTTCCGATTGCCTACAATGTCCATATTCATGTCTAATGGAAGTAGATAAGTACTTAGGGTTGATAAATATATAATTACCAAGGGACATAGCTGATACTATCACATAACTTATTATTATAGTAACATCATTGACTTTATATCTTCTCAATGCAGCTTTGCATAGCAAATCTTCCAAGCATAAAGCTAATAGATTTTGAGGCAATTGCCATACCCATTTTAATATCTTAATACTCTTTTCCTTAATATCTTGCCCTAACATCCGAACATACCTTTAGTTTATTATATTCTGGAGTATAATCCCCATAAGCCTTCTCAAATGCCTCTTTCTTAGTAACCTTTCTTCTCTTAAGAAGTTTCTTTCTTTTATTCTCCCTTTCTTCTTTCCATTTTCTATACTTGGCAGTAGTCTTGAATTGCTCTGTCATTTCCATGTCATCCACAGTATAACACCTTGTAGATATACCAGACATTACCAATCTATGTTTCCAATTTCCCATATACTATTATTCCTTATTCCAACAGAAGTAATCTATTAAATATTCTCACCCTCTCAAGCAAAAGGAACCCCTGCCAGCATCATGGCTTGCATACTTATAAGTAGTCTATTACCCCGTTTATTATTATTAGTTTTCATCCTTGAGTTATCTCTGTAGTCCTTACACTACCCTTGAAGTCTTGACCTAAAGCTCGGTTATCTACTGTATTTGTAATTCACTTCAAGTGGGTTGCTTACCTGTAGCCTATCTAAAGGAGGTTCTCCCAGTCCTAAAGTTGCTGCAACCAAATAACATCCTACTTATAAGGGGGTCTTTATGTATTAAAGAGAATAAGACATATCTCTACTTCTGTAGTACTTGCTACTCCAACAGTGGTGCAAAGATAGTGATAAAAAATAATATATGCAAATCCTTTAAAGAAAATTAACTAAATAAATTACTTATACATATTTTATATGGTTCTAAAATAATTTTATTTTTTTTTATTTTTTATTTTTTTTTCAAATGGGTTATATTTATATGAGGGAGGGATACACCAACCACACCCTCCCCATCCCTTAGCCTGCTGGGGCTATACCCCTCTGGGCATTAACATTATTAACATTTTAAACATTTTAGCTATGAACAATTTAGTATTTAATGAGACATTGACAGTTGAGCAGTTTAAGGCAGCACAGCATGTAGAGAAACTTGAAGTAAAGAAGAATCCACACACTGGCAAACTATTCTTCACCTATGGTGCTAATACAGGAGCTGTAGCTCTCAAAGGCATTCCTCAGCATCCTATGCTGAGCAATGTGTCTACTCCAGAGGGAGATAGCTTCTGGCTTTTGCATGAGGAAGCTCAGGGTGGTGCTCCTACATTGGCAACATTCTAAAAGCAGGAGAGGACTCAGGTCCTCTCCTTTTATTTTTTTTTACTTTTTTTTACTTTCATAAGTAATACATTCATACATTAATAGAGTTAATCCTTTAGATTTTAATAGAGTTAACTCTCTGATTATCAGTAGTTTAGAGGTGTTGGTTAAAGCGTTGATTTGTCAAAATCCCATACCTTATACACCCTATTAAATCATATATAAAAAAGTTTAACTTTATTAATGTATGACTGTTTTTACTGTTATTCTAACAACATAAACATGTAATCAAAGGATTAAATATAACAACAAATAAACAAAAAGTTGCTATTTACTTTTGTGAACATGAGGCCTAATAGACTAAGTTATGGCAAGATATAGAATAAATCCCAATGCTATTTGTAGTTCAAAAGATTATAAGAAATCAAAGAAACTACATATAAAATTTTTAAGAGAAAACCATAAAATATTTTTAGAAATGGTAGATAAGGAAGAAATAGTAATTAAGAAAAAAGCGTATATCAAATGCTTTGGCAGATTAGTTCCTGTTTCTCCTGAAGAAGTAATAAAGTTAAAAGAGACAATACAGATAATATGGAAATAATATTATATATTGTAAGCTTGCTTATTGGTAGTATAATTACAGGACTCATAATAGGATTGCTAAATGGTGATTTATAAATAATAAGTTATGGAAAGAATGAAATTAATCTTAAAAGGGTTGTTACTATGGGCAACAGCCCTTTATACATCTATGATTGTTCTTGCGATAGATGGACTTAGTATAACCACTATCTTTATCAATATGATAATAATAGTATCTATGATACAGATATGTCGTAAGAACATTACATTTGAGGAGTTCAAGATATTGTCATTGCATAATTGGTATTGCAAGACATTTGGATTAGAATAGTATAATAGATAATAATATAAGGAAACAATGATAATAACAAAAAATATAACATCTATCATATATTCAAATATTATTATGACAGTCATAATAGCATTAATGACATTGGCCATAATCATTATGAGTGTAATAATGGCACGACAAAATGATACAATGTTAATGATGGAAAAATGTTTGAATTACTCTGATAACATATTGGATATGCATGAGATTTGGGATAAAGATGGTTCAGATTATATGTCTAATTATATTAATCTCAGACAAGAGCTTGATTCAACTTTCTTGAGTACATTTCATAAGAAATACAATGAATAAATGAATGAATAAAACAAAAATATATAATTTAAAATCATTTACACTAAGTGTTATTGGTATTCTTATACTGTTAACACTTAGTGTAATAAATTGTAAGGCACAAATAACTCATGTAACTCTTACTTATTATCAACCTGTAAAAGCACAATGTGATAATCATCCATTGGTTACATCAGATGGCAGTAAGATAAATCTTCATCATTTAAAACATAATAAGATAAAATGGTGTGCGATAAGTAGGGATTTATTATGGCTATTCCCAAAGAATAAGCCTAAGAGAGTATACATAGAAGGATATGGTATTTACGAAGTTAAGGATGTCATGAATAAAAGGCATAAACATTGTATAGACATTCTCATACATCCTAAAAATACCAAGAGAATAAAGAAAAATAGAGTGAAAGTAAAAATACTTAGATAAAGATATTGGAAAGCCATAATTATTACTTGTAATTTCATACGATAAGACGTGTTTATTAACAAGGTTATAACAGTTTGTGATAAATAGTTATAACCGCCTTTATTAATTAAAATAAAAATAAAAAAAAATAAAATATGATAGATTATACAAATGACCATAAGACAATGTTATACGGGTTTATCATAATCTTCCTGATAATACCTATCATAGCACTGTTACTGTCTTCTTGTGGAAAATCCATAGAAAATAAGTTTAAAGCAAGGGCTTCTCTTACTGAGGAAGAATGGAGACAAATGAATGAGGAAAACACTGTAAAGGAAATTATTGTAGAAGATACTTCCAGTGTTTCAGAATTTATTAAGAAAAGCAAGGAGGAATTAAGTAAATAATCCTTGTATAATCCTTATAACCACATGGAGCAGCCAATACAAAGTAATTTATCCTATTAGTTATGACAATATCAGAGTTATATAACTATGCCAAATGTCATAACCTTCTTGACCAGAGTGTAGGAGTAGTCATGGATTCATATATAGAGCACATCTCTGTACATAATGATACCTCAAACAATAAAAATCTTATACGTGATAATAATTTCAACAACAAGGTAGAATTTAGTACAGAAGATGTGCTTAAATTATTTTCAACTTAAATTATTTTATCTTAATAAATATGAAAAAGCATAAATATTTGGTTACTTTTCATAAGAGGAAAAGAACAACAAAGAGAGTATGTACAAGAACATTTGTTAGTTGCGTGAGATTTGCACTTAAAAATATGTTCAAGTATGGAGTATTCACAATTAAAAAACTAAAGTAATATAGTAGGTTAAAGTATTGTTTTATGTTGTTGTAGAAAAAGCTGGTATGTGAATATAAGCTTTTTCATATGTCTCCATAGTTCAAGGGATAGAACAATAGTCTTCTAAACTATATATCTGAGTTCGAGTCTCAGTGGAGATACAATTTATTTATAGTTTTATTTCTTTAAAGCCATTGGCAGAATAATGAAAATAAACTTGCTGATAGGTAAGCTATTACCACTTATTAAATGCAAGTGCTTCAAGGTGGGGATATAAAGAAGAAGCTAAGTGACTTGAATACAAGATTCAACAGGAAAGCTGTATGACTTTGTTAGGACATTCTTTCAATAAGAAATGAATCCATTTTTATATTTGTTTATTCTTATATTTGTTTATTATTATATTTATTATTATTTTCACATTTAAAATAAAATCAATAATGAGTGAAATCAAAGTAAGTCTGACCATTGAGATTCCAGGAAATACAATGTTCAGCAAGGAGGAGTGCCTTAAAATTGCTCCAAAGACAGTTGTGAAGAAAGACAAGGATGGTAAATTTTGTAAGAAGAGTACCCATCCCTTGATGAAGGAATGTTCTATGAAGGTAACTGATAAAAATGGAGCTAATCCAAAAATTATCACCTTCAATGTGAGAAAGTGCAAACCTGCCATTCAAACCTTAAACATATGTAAGGAAGCATATGATGATATGGTTTCAGCATATTCCTGCCCTTCATGGTCTAAACCAAATAAATGGATTACCATGAGTAAGGAAGAAAGACTTGATTCTCACATGAAGAGAATAGCAGAACATTTTAACGGTATTTCATATACTTATAATGTATTTGTTGACTAATAATGTTTTAATGTTACAAGGGTAAGATATTGTATCTTACCCTTAATTTTTTTTTACTTTTCAACAATTTATTAGTTTATTAGTTTATTAGTTTATTAGTTTATTATTTAAAGATAAAATAGTATGATAGTATCAAATGTATTATCTCTTATTGTACTATGTATCTGCATTATCATAATATATAATAGATATTCTCCTAAGATTGATATAATTATATCAAGGGATACATACATTGTACTATTATGGTATAACAAGAAAAATCAGTATGATGATGGATATAAGAGAGCCTACGTGCAATTATTTAAAGTAAACAGGAAGTTATTTTGAATTATTAAATTTAGTATAACAATGACAAGAGAGGAAGTACATAATTTGGCTTTATCAAAGATAGATAAAACTAAATGTCTTATTTTAGAGCTTATCACTGGGATGGGTAAAACCAAATTAGCAATAGACCTTATCAATCATATATGTGATAGGGTTTATATGAGTGATGAATGTCCTACTACTATACTTATCCTTGTGGCAAAGACAGTACACAAGCAAACTTGGAAGGATGAGATTAAAAAATGGGGAGGTATCAAGTCTGACTATGTTACAATAGAATGTTATGAATCCTTGCATAAATATAAAAATTCTCGCTTTGATGTAGTGGTGGCAGATGAATGCTTTAGAGGAGATACTGAAATACTCACTGATGCAGGATATAAAAGATTTGATTGTCTTGAAGGTACTGAGAAAGTGGCTCAATTTACAGATAATGGCTCTATAGAATTTGTAAATCCTATAAGATTCATAAAGAAAAATTATAAAGGTAAGATATGTAAAATGTGCCTTGGAAGAAACAGATATGTATATCTTACTCCTAATCATAATCAAGTTTATAGGACTAATTCTGTAAAGGAATGGAGACTTAAGCCTGTTAAAGATATAAAAGAAAATCATATTACTAAAATACCTGTATCAGGTAAAGGAACTGGTAATAATAGTACTCTTACTCCATTAGAGCAACTTATGATAGCTATTCAAGCTGATGGTACTTTAAGCAGACATCAAAAAAATGAATCTGTGTATTCTATTCAAGTTACTAAAGATAGAAAAAAACAAAGATTAAAACAAATTCTTGATAATGTAGATAAGTCTTTATGGACAACTATTAAAGGAAGGGAAGGTACTGATAGATATTTAGTAAAATTACCAAAAGGAGATGCAAAATTATTATCATCACATTTTGATATAAGTATGGGGTATGATAGGGCAAATTCATTTATAAATGAAATAATTGAATGGGATGGTTATAAAACTTCCTATAATTATTATTCCTCCATTATAAAGGAAAATGCAGATTTTGTATCTGCTATTGCTATACAAGCAGGGTATAAATCATTAGTGTCTGTTGAACATGATGACAGAAAAAGTTCCTATAAGGATGTATATAGAGTATTTATGCAAAGATGTGAAGATAAAGATACTCAAAATATGAAAAAGGAATATATAGAATACGATGATAAAGTTTATTGTGTTGAAGTTCCTTCTTCAAAGATAGTTGTCAGAAGTGAGGGTTATACTTTTATTTCAGGTAATTGTCAACATCTGTCAGAAGCAAGGATGGATATACTTGAGACTATTCATATTGATGAGGCATTCATAGGGCTTTCTGCCACCATCAAAAAAGAAATGAGGGATTATTTCATTTATAACTATAATGCTGAAATTATTAAATGTGGTCTTAAGGAAGCTGTTGAAGATGATGTGTTACCTGAACCAAAGGTATATCTGTTACCATTGTCCTTGGATAATTCAAGGTTTGTCTATAAGGTTAAGAAGTTCAAAAATACTATAATTACCACTCAAAAAGGTTACTATGATAATATTTCTTCTCTTATAGATTGGTATAAGAATAAATTCTTCAATTCAAGAAATGAGAGAATAAAGAATTTGTGGTTATCTACAGCAGGTAAAAGACTTAAATGGTGTTCAGAACAGAAAGAGCCCCTTGTATTATCCCTTCTTGACAAGTTTAAAAATTATAAAACCTTGACTTTTTGCAATAATATAGAGCAAGCTGAAAAGTTGGGTAAGTATAATATTACTTCAAAGAACAAAAAGAGTGTAGAATATCTTGACTTGTTTAACAATAATAAGATAAAGCATATTACTGCTTGTTCTATTTTAAATGAGGGAGTGAACTTGACTAATTGTAGAATAGGTATATTCTGCAACTTGAATAGTTCTGAGATTATAGTAAAACAGAGAATTGGAAGATTGCTCAGGCATAAATCTCCTATTATCATTATACCTTATTACAAGGATACAAGGGAAGAGGAACTTGTGGAGAAGATGTTGGAGGAATATTCCAAGGATTCTATTATTAGTATTAATAACATTAATGACATTAAATTATGAAACCATTAGAAACTTTTAAATTAAAATGTGCTGAAGTCAAATATATAGTAGACAAAGAAAGAGAGTGTGTAATAGCTATAGCTTCATTTATTGCTGTTACACCTTTGGTAACCCATTACATAGATACAAAAGGAATAGCGAAAGTACATAATGATGATTCCTTTGATATTGTGATAGGGAAGAAAGTAGCAAGGGCTAAAGCTGAAAAAGAGGCTTTTTCTATCTATAAGGGTATAATAAAACAAGATATAAAGGAATATGAGATTTACATTAATAAGTTTATTAATACTATAGATAAGATGGAAAATCTTATAGAGCATCAAAAGAAGTATCTAAAATCTTTTTAATATGACTATATGTTTAAGCAAAGAGGGATGTAAGAAAAATAATATCAGTATTGCTGAAATTCTTTTAATGCTTGCTATCCATAATAACGCTGACCTTGACAAAGCTCAAAAAGAACTAACCAACAAAGGTTATATAACTGCTGATAGGGATAACTTATTTCGGCAAGTAGGATGGAGGCTTACAAATAAAGGTACTGAAGTAATAGATTCTGTTATTGTTGATTCTGACAAAAAACAAGAATCTGAAGAGAGACTTACTCAACTGGCTAAAAGTCTCAAAGCTATATTTCCAAAGGGTAAGAAAGAAGGTACTAATTATTATTGGGCAGATGGAGTAGCCTTGATTGTAAGAAGACTAAAGCTGTTCTTTAAGAAATATGGAAGTACTTATACTGATGAGCAAATCATTCAAGCAGCTACCAAATATGTAGAAGGCTTCAATGGTAATTATTCCTATATGAGGCTTTTGAAATATTTTATCTTCAAGGAAAAAGTAGGAGCTGCTGGGGAAATTGAGGGGGATTCTGAGTTGATTAGCTATATAGAGAATGCTGGTCAGGAAGATACTTTATGTAAGGATTGGGACACAGAAATAAGATAAAATATGGAAAATAATCTTATAGCTAGAGTACTGAATGGTCTTGAAGAAAGAAGAAAAAAGATTATCAATGGAGGTATAAATTCCATACCTTCCCCTTTCAAAAGGTTTAGTGAGGACTTCTTAGGCATAGAACAAGGTAAATATTATGTAATAACTTCAAGTACAAAAGGAGGTAAAACTCAATTAGCATCTTATTTATTCATATATAATACTTTACTTTATGCCTATAATAACCCTGATAAAATTAGGGTTAAGATATTTTATTATCCATTGGAAGAAACTCCAGAGGATATAATGATAAGATTTATGTCTTATCTACTATATACTTTAAGTGGTTATAAGATAAGAATCAATCCTACTAACTTAAGGTCTACAAGAAATAACAAGATACTTGATGAGACTATCATTGATTTACTCAAGAAAGATGAATATCTAAATATACTGAAATTCTTTGAATCAAATGTAATATTTAGTAGTTCAGCTAATCCAACAGGAGTATATAATGAATGTAAAAAATATGCCACAGAACATGGTAAGGTACATACTAAAAAACAACTTGTGAAAGGAGAACTTGGGGAAACCAAAACTATAGATGCCTTTGATTGGTATGAATATGATGACCCTGATGAGTATAGAATTATATTCTATGACCATGTATCATTAACTAATACTGAGAGAGGTATGACCCTCAAACAAAGCATTGATAAGCTAAGTGAGTACTTTGTTATCCTTAGAAACAGGTATAAATTCTCAATATGTGCTATCCAGCAGCAAGCCTTTCAAGGAGAATCATTGGATGCTTTCAAAGAGAATAAGGTAAGACCTACCATAGCCAATCTTGGAGATAGTAAATATTTGGCAAGAGATTGTAATTGTGTGCTTGGTATATTTAGTCCATTTAAGTATGAACTTAAAGAATATTTTGGGTATGACATTACCAAACTGAGGGATAATTGTAGATTCTTGGAAGTGCTTATTAACAGAGGAGGTAGTCCTGGAGGTATGATAGCATTGTATTTTGATGGTGCAGTAAATTATTTTAGTGAATTACCAAGGGCTAATGACCCTAAAATACAGAATGTTTATAAGACTCTTCAAGACATGAGAACAAAGATAGCTAAATCTTTTTATAGCTATGGAATAAGTAAAAAGAATAAAGAGTTGTGGAAAATTAAATTATTTAGTAAATTTGCAACCCTTTTCAGATTAAAATAATATTATAAAATAACATTATAAAATAACATTTTAAAAACAAAGAAAACAATGGCTAATGCAATTATTATTTTGGGTAAAAGTGGTACTGGAAAATCTAGTAGCATCAAAGGTCTTGACCCCAAAGAAACTGTAGTGCTTAATGTACTTGGGAAAAAACTTCCTTTTAAGGGAAGTAGTACTTTATATAATAAGGAAGCTAAGAACTTATTTAGAATAGATGATTACACCCAAGCAATTAACATGCTTCAAGGTATAGATAAAGGGGCTTCTTATGTACATAATATTATTATAGATGATGCTATATATATTATGAGAAAGGAGTATTTTAGAAGGGCAAAGGAAGCAGGTTATAGCAAATATACAGAGCTTGGAATGCACTTTCAACAAATCATTTCTACTATTGAGAATATGAGAGAGGACATTAATGTCTTTCTTATTCTTCATAGTGAGGATGTTATGAGTGATAATTCTATTGTAGGATATAAAGTAAGTACTATTGGTAAGCTTCTTGATTCTCAGTATAATCCTGTGGAAGTCGTTCCAATGGTACTGTATTCATCTGTTAAATATGATGACAAAGGTGTAGCTACCTATGGTTTCTATACTCATAGATTCATGGATGGTGTAATAGAAATTCCAGCTAAATCTCCTGCTGGTATGTTTACAGAAGATTTTATACCTAATGATTTAGGTATAGTAGTGAAAGCTATGAAAGAATATTATGAATAAAGTTATTTTTTAATATATTAAAGAAAAACAATTATGAAAACAGTTATGAAAACATTGACATTAAGACAGTTTGCAAGTGTAAAAAGAATTGCACAGAATGTTAATCCTTTGGTAGTAAAGAAGAATAAAGTTGCTGCCAAAATTAGTGAACTCAATGCAGAGTATAATGCTTTGATTGAAGAAATTGAGGGACATGAAATGGGTGTTAAAGCATTGACTGGAGGTCTTACAAGTGAAGACTTGGTTGTCAAGAAAGTTGAGGACACTGGTAAGGTTGATAAAGCAAACAAGCCTATAAAGGTTACTAAGTATGAACCAAAAGAAGATGTGGTAGTATTCAATAAGGAATCTAATGTATATGAGATTCATATTGAGGAACCTATTGTTGAGGAGGTTGCTCCTGATACAGTGGATGATACAGAGAAAGCTCCTGAAAAGGAAGAGGCTACTTTTGACCCTACCAATTTTTCTAATAATGCAAAGGACAATGGCTTACCATTTGGAGAATAATTAAGGCTATAATTAAATAGGTTAAAAATAAATAGAAATAATAATATATAATTAATATTAAAAATCATATAATGAAAACAAATTTTGCATTCATGGCATTTAGTAAAGGCGCAGAAAGCACAGAAGGTGCTGTAGTAAAGAGATATATAGGAGTTGCTCCTGTGTTTGTATTGGCTGTCAATCCTAATAAGGCAGAATTAGAGAAACTGTATAATACACAGATTGAGAATAATCCTGAGTATATTAGTGAGATTGAGGTAGGGGAAGATAAACATAAAGTACAGAATGTGAGAATTGACTTTATTGTCAAGACTAATGCTGAGAAATGTGGAGGCATTGAGTTCACCACCAAGGTAACATTCTTTGTCAGGAAGGATTTCAGATATAATAGGGACCATACCAAGGTACAGATAATTGATAAGTATGGTAGGACAGCTTGGGTTACTATTGAACAAGCTAAGGCACATGAGATTCCTATGTATAAGAATGGTCCTGCCAACATTGATAAGGATTATAGACCTGCTTATAATGGGGAAGAAGACCTTACTAACTTTATCAAGGCATATCTTAATATTCCTAATGTGATGAAATATGTCAATAATACTTGGGTAATGGTTGATAATCCTAGTGATTGTGAAGCAAGACTTGAGAATATTAATGAGTATTTCAAGGGTAATTTCAAGGAGCTGAAGGATATTATTGCACTTCAGCCTACTAATAGAGTCAAGGTGTTATTTGGTGTAAGAACTACTGATGATAATAAACAATATCAGGCTGTATATAATCAGATGTTCTTAAGAAACAATATCACTGATTATAGTAGATTGGATAAGAATTTACAGGAGAGAAAGGAAGCAGGAGCTTATCCTAGTACTGAGTTTTCAGTATGTGATTTGAAAGAATATGATGTAGAGGCTACAGACCTCAGTAAATCCAGTTCCTCAGAAATGCCTTTCCCAGCCAGTGATTCGTCTAGTGATTCCTCTAGTGATACTCCTTGGGATTTTGGTAAGTAATAATAGTTAAATATGTAAGTATGGCAATCAGCAAAGGTAGAACCTCAACAAGCCTTGATGATGTACTAAGCAAGGTGACAGAAGCAGATATTCTGTCATATTACTTAGGAATCAAAGAGGTTCCATGCATAATGAATAGTCCTCTTAGAGATGATAAAAAGCCTTCATTTGGCTTATATTCTACTGATGGGAAAAGAATATTTTACATAGATTTTGCTACAAAAGATGGGGGAGGTTTGTTTGACCTTCTTAAAAAACTATGGCATTGTAGTTTTAATGAAGTTTTAAGTAAAATATATAATGACATTCCAAAATTCTATGGGAGTGCCAATGTTCATTCATATACTTCTTGTATTGTAAGAAGCACAAATAATTATAGTAAAGGTGTTGATTTACAATGTAAAGTTAGAGATTGGAGAGATTATGATATTGAATATTGGAAATCCTATGGTATAACTTTGGAATGGCTCAAGTATGCAGAGGTTTACCCCATATCTCATAAGATTGTCATAAAAGATGGTCATAGATATGTGTTTGGGGCTGATAAATATGCTTATGCTTATGTAGAACACAAAGAAGGTAAAGTTACTCTAAAGATATACCAACCTTTCAATAAAGCTGGGTATAAATGGAGTAACAAACATGATAATTCTGTAATAAGTCTATGGACTAAAGTGCCTGAATATGGAGAACAAATATGCATATGTTCCTCATTGAAAGACGCTTTATGTCTATGGGCTAACACAAATATTCCCTCCATTGCCATTCAAGGAGAGGGATATAGGATGAGTGATACTGCAATTAGTGAACTAAAAAGAAGGTATAAACAAATCTTCATTTGCTTGGATAATGATGAGCCAGGATTAAAAGATGCTCAAAAGTTAGCTAAGGAAACAGGCTTTACTAATGTAGTATTACCTCCATTTAACGAAGGAAAGGACATAAGTGATTTATTCAAAGCCAATGGAAAAGAGAAGTTCATTAAAATAATCAAGCCCTTGTTTAATCCTTCAAGACAAGAGGATGGATGGTATGATTTACCCTTTTGTATAGATTAAAAAAATAAAATTTAAGTTTAACAATTTAAGAAATAAAAATATGGAAGCTAGAAAAATTACAATCATTGAGACTAAGAACCAGAAGAAAAGTGTTATTATGTCAGCAGCTACAACTCTTGCCGAGTTGAAAAAAGATTTGCATGATAATGGGATTGATTATAATAATATGTCTTTCTTTGAGGGTACATCAAAGGTTGAATTGAAGACTGATGCTTCAGTTCTACCACATGATGTTCCTTATAAGGGTACTATTACAAATGAATTGGTTTTCATGCTTACTAATGCCAATAAGAAAATTAAAAGTGGGGCTTCTGTAATGACTAGAGCTGAAGTATATGAGACTATCAAGTCTATGGGTTTACAGAAAACTTGTAAAGAGAAGTTTGGTAAGAATTTCACTATGTGCAAGACTGCTGACCTTGTTGCATTAATACAGGACAAAGAGGCTTTAAAGTCTGTGGCTATGCCTAAAGCAAGTACCCCTGCAACACCTGTGAACAAATGTAATGAAGGTGTTGATATGAAAGCAAGAGCTGCTCTCACCACGTTGGTAGAGATTCTTGAGTACAATAGTACAATTGAGGATTATGATAAAGAGGAAGTGCTTGGTATTCTTGAGGGTGAAATAGCTGTAGCCGCTGCACCTTCTAAAGAGCATGAACCTAAGACAGCTTCCCCTTACTCTGATGATGAAATTACTGCCATGTTTGCAGGAATGGGGGATAATTAACAATAAACAATAATAGGTAAGGAGGTTGAAAATGCCTTCTTACCTATTTTTTTATTTTTTACTTATGGAAAAAAATTTAATTGAATTATTTGATAGTCAAGCAAAGGAACTTTATAATTCTATAATGGAAAGACCTCTTAGAATATTACAGATATTCAATGACTTCTTTGGTGAAGATAAAGTAGATATGCAAAATTATTATAGTTTGAATGAGTTCTTACATTGGCTGAAGACTGCTCCTTTAAGTGAATATATACCCCGTAATATCATTGGTAACCTAGTTGAGGAAACAAATATCTTAGATATAGATAAAAAGACTATTGATAATCTATCTAGTAATATAATAGAAAAAATTATAGAAGTTTTTAAGAATGATTCACTTAGAGTTTATATAGGTATCCTTAAGTTCAAAGATATATTTATTCTCATACATTTTCCTCATGTAAGGGTAACCAATGAAAATGATAGATTTGTGGATATTAATCATCTATGGGCTAAGGTAAAAATAAAATATAATGGCATTATGGAAGGAATTTTTACCCTTAATAGGTCAGAATATTCCCCCCTACATTTTAATAATAATTATCTACATAGTCATGTTAGAACTATCCCTAAGCGTGATTTTACACAATTTGAAAAACCTTGTGTTGGGGTTGGTCCAATTAAAAATACAATGACTCTCCTTAATATAGAATATAATGAAGACATATGGAACATGTTTTGTCTTGAACTAAGTAAATATGTGACTGTAGAATCTATTGATGGAATCCCCTATCATTATTTAGAAAAATTAACTACTGATAATTTAATAAGGGATAATAATAAGTATATTGTTTATGAAAAACCTAATTTTTCAGCAGACATTCTTAGGACTATCAATTTAAAAGAGTTTGTAAAATATTTTATCAATTTAAAAAAGCTTAAATTCAATTATATAAAGGGCTCCTATTCCATAGGGATGTCGTATATTGAATTTATTATCTTAATTAGTAATGCTTTTATTGATTGGTATAATGAATTATATAATAAGAAAGAAGTAACTACAAACTTTTTATCTCTCAAGGATAAAAATATTTTAAGAGAGTGCATTATAAACAATAATAATATTTATTATTATATGTCAAGTTATTATACAAACAATTACAGTGCATACACAGGAAAAAAAGTTTGTACATTCAAGGGGAAAGAAATCACTGTAAACATTGTAGGTACTGATAATGAAAATAACAATAAGAGTGTAATTCTTAATACTAAGATAGCATTATATATATTGACAAACATATTAAAAGTATTAAATTATAGATATGGAAGAGACAAAGCTATATGCCAAGGAGACAAATTTGGTACAGAAGTCAAGTACTTGTAATTACAAAATAGTCATTCCAAAGGAAGTAGAGAAAAAGATAAGATTTGCCTGTCAAGAAGTGTGGGATACTGAATGGTCGGGGATATTATTCTTTACTTATGAAGGTTCTTTTGAAAGTAATGACCTTGTGATTAAATGTAAAGATATTTATATTATGGATATTGGTAATCAAACTTACACAGAGTTTGATATGAATCCTGATGTAATATCTTATATGACTGCTCATCAAGAGTTGCTGGACTGTCAAATTGGTCTAATTCATTCACATGCTGGAATGTCTACATTCTTTAGTGGAACTGACCAACAAACTTTAAAAGAAGAAGGTAAGGATAGAAATAATTTTGTGTCTCTCATTGTAAATAATGCAGGTAATTATACTGCTGCAATCACAAGAAGAGTTGTTAAGAAATTAATTAGGGAATCTGAATCCTATAAATTTTTTGACAAAGGCATGGAATGTGATACAAGAGAATATTTGATTGAGGCTGATGATGTTGAATGGTTTTATCTTAAAGTAGAAAAGGAAGGGGGAGATTACTTTTTCTCAGACATGGCAGAAAGACTTAGAGAAATTAAACAAGTTAAGAAAGAGGAAAGTAAGAAAACACAGGAATCTTCATTTGATACTAATTATTGGTATAAGGATAATCCAAATGTTATAAATAGTGAATTGTCAGGTACTGATAGAAATAGTGAAACAAAGGAAGCACAATCCTCTCTCTTTGATAAGAGTGGACATTGGGAAAATGAAGATTCTATACATTATGGTCAAGTAACTTTTAATAAAGATACCATAAAGTCTCTTGTAATGCAATTGGTTACTGGAAGTATCATTCTTTCAAAAGATAGTAAAATCATTCTTCCTAAGTGGGTTAAGTCAATGACTACTTTCTATGAGAAGAGGTTTGGCACAGGAAAAGAATGTATGAAATCTTTTGAAATGTGGGCAGATACCTATACAGAATATTTAACATGGTACGCAAGGGATGAAAATCTTGAGGAACTTGGTTTTGATGAAACAGAAATTTGTGCCATTTGTGCCTATGATATGATAGAGGAGCTTAAGAAACTTCCTAATAATATTTATATTGATGGATATATAAATTCACTTCAGAAATATATAATTTAAATAATTGCTATTATGAATGAAGAGACAATACAAGATAATAATCAGATGAATAGTCAGCCAATTAATCAAATAGAAGGACTTACAGAGGAAGAACAAACTCTTCTTGCCCAAGCAGTTGAGGAGGCCCACCTAGAAATTCCTATAAACTCTGCTACACTACTCAAGGATAATACTACAAGTAGGTTTAGCTCTGCTTCTTGGTATGATAACATTCAAAAGAAGATTGTTATAGTTGCAGGATGTGGAGGAATTGGCAGCTATGTATGCTTCTTATTGGCAAGAATGAAACCAGCTGCATTATATATTTATGATGATGATGTAGTTGAGGAAGTCAATATGTCAGGGCAGTTATATAGCATAAATGATATTGGGAAGCCAAAAGTAAATGCTATTGCAAATATGATTAGGAATTATGCCAGTTATGGTAGCATTGTAGCATTTCATGAGAAATTTACAGAAACATCAGAAGCTTCTAACATTATGATTTGTGGCTTTGACAATATGTCGGCAAGAAAATGTTTCTTTACTAAATGGTTAGGGCATGTCATGTCCTTACCAGAAGAACTTAGGAAGAAATGTTTATTTTTGGATGGTAGATTGGCAGCAGAGGAATTTCAGATATTATGCATCAAGGGGGATGATAAGTTTAATATTGATAGATATTCCAAGGAGTTCTTATTCTCTGACAATGAGGCTGATGAAACTATTTGCTCATATAAACAGACTACTTTCTGTGCAAATATGATTGCTTCTTACATGGTTAATCTATATGTTAACTTTTGTGCAAATGAAGTAGGAGCTTATAGAGAATTGCCTTTTCTTACCACTTATAATGCAGAATTAATGTATCTTAAAACTATAGACGGATGAATATTAATGAACAACTTGCATTTAGTATGAAAAATGTCTTTTATACTGAGGAAGGTGATATTATTGTATCAAGTTGTAACAGGAGACTTGATAACAATAATATATTTACAAGAAGCTTGGTTGTGGATATTAGTACTGATGATATAGAAATTCCTATAATAGCAAGAAATCATTTTGAAAAGATAATCTCATATAATTTAAAATACTCATCTTCCCCAGGAAATATTAACAAGATAGTCTTGCCATTGTATGACAGTAATTCATTTCTGGAAAGAAAGACTTTTAATGGCATCATAAAACACTTTTTTAATAATGTGCTTTATTCAGAAAGACTACAGAAGCTTAGTACAGGCAAAGGAGACATATATTATGGAGGTAAGGGTATTATATTTGATGGTAACTTTAATCCTCTTATAATGTGTGCATTGAGAATAAAGAAGATACTTGATAAACATAATGAAGTTGTTATTGGATATTATAGACCAGTATGTCATATTAATCCTATAGTGTTCTTGGAGTCTGATAAGCTGCTTAACAGAGGAATTATTAAAAAATTAATTCCTTGTTATGCAAACTATGATGTATATTTGCCTAGTAGTTATAATGGTCTCATTAATATGGTTACTAATAAGAAAGTAGAAATCTTGATAGATAACTTTGATAATTTCTTTGTAAAACCTGTGAAACCTACCATCTCAACTTTTTCAAATGATGATTTAAATAAATGTCTTGTGGATAATATTGAGGATTTAATGGTGCTTATATGACAATTGATGAATATTTTGGGGATTGGATGAAAGTAATTGATAGAACAGAACTTACTAATGTGATGACTAAGGTTGGGCAAGAATATAAGAAGAAACCTATATGCCCTGCCCAACCAGATGTATTCAAAGCATTTAAGTTATGTCCTCTTAATGACTTGAAAGTAGTTATGTTAGGTCAAGACCCTTACCCAGATAAATATATGGGTAAGTTAAGAGCAACTGGTATATTGTTTGGAAATAGGAAGGATGTTAGGGAAGAAAATTTATCCCCTTCATTAAATATTGTTAAAGAAGCAGCCATTAATTTTGAGATTCCACATAATTGTATTATCTTTGACCAAACTTTGGAGAGTTGGGCTAAACAAGGTATACTAATGCTAAATTCAGCCCTTACTGTGGAAATGAATAAAATAGGTTCACATACAATGTTATGGAGGCCTTTTATTGCTAAGTTATTAAAGAATTTGTCTGAGTACAACACAGCTATAATATATGTATTGTTTGGTAGGCAAGCTCAGACTTTCAAACCTTATATCAATAGCAGATTCAATTATATTATGGAAATTGAGCATCCTGCATATTTTGCAAGGAATGGCACCAAGATGCCTTATAAGCTATTTACTGATATAAGTAATAAAGTAAATGACATTTATGGAGTACCTATAGAATGGTACAAGGGATATTAATATTAAATAAGAAAAGAAATGGAAAAAATGTATTTAAAGAATGGTAAAGAAGTTCACTTTGGAGATGTCTTGGTCTATAAGTCTAAGATGAAAGGGGATAAAAAAGAAGAAGTTAGTATTAAAAATATCATTACTCTTACTGAAGATACTCTTCCTGAACTTCTTACACTTGGAATTGTTGTTATTAAATCAGATGTTTCTCCCACTGATATTCCATTAAGTTTATCATACTATGTTCAGAAGATTGCAGATAAGATGGGCTGGAAACTTGAAAAGACTTATAACTATATTAATAATATAGATAGTATTTACCCTGCTGCTGCATATTCAATGGTACTTAGAGAAATTGCCATTGAACTGGATAAGAAATATAAGGACCATATTGAAAAGAGTTCTAATATCTATGTAATTTCCATGTTTAACGGTAAGATTGTCAAAGCTAACAAAGCTCATATAAAGAATTATAAAAACTTTGCGGCTTTCAGGACTATAGAAGATGCTAAGACTGCATGTAATATAACAAGGGATATTCTTAAAGATATGTTTAAGTACAATGGTTAATAATAAGATAAGAAATGCTACTGTCTGTAAAGGCAGCAGCATTACTTTTAAGTCTCATCTTGAGAAAACAATATATCATACTCTTGTAGAGCAAGGTTTTACTCCAGAGTATGAGCCCAAGAAAATTGTCTTACTAAAGTTTGACGATTGCACTGTACCTTTTTATGACAAAGAGACTGATAAACAATATCAGAAAAGATTGGAAGAAGAGGGAAAGTCCCCTAAATTACTTAATCTCAAGAGTAATAAAATGCTTCCTATTACCTATACTCCAGATTTTTACATTAGGCATAATAATATAGATGTATGGATAGAGGCTAAGGGGATAGAGAATGATGTTTATTATCTAAAGAAAAAGTTATTTAGAAGATATTTGGAGAATCAAGCCAAAAAAGGTATAAAGAGTATCTTTTTTGAAGTATATAGCAAAAGACAATTATTTCAATCCATAGAAATATTCAAACAATATGCAGAAGAATGTAATAAAGGAACTGATAAGGGAAGCTAATAAAAGTCCCTCCTTGGAATATAGTGATAATATATTAGTCTTTAAAGAGAATATCAAGGATACTATAAAAGCTGTCAAAAGAAGGCTTGGAATTTTACAAACCTTGGAGATGGAGATAGATTACAGATTGACTGTAAGTCATATAGAAGAAGAATAAAAAATGAATAAGAAGAGTTTAAAGGATATATCATGGTTAGTGACAGAAGATGTCTATAGAGCAGATTCTGCACTTAGTTATTCTACTCTTGCAAGATATGAGAGGGAGGGTTTTAATAACTTGGATAAATTATTTGATAAGTTGGAAACTCCCTCTCTTACTTTTGGTAGTGCTGTAGATAGTATTATCACAGGGGGTCAAGAAGAGTTTAATGAAAGATTTATAGTAGCAGAGTTTCCTTCCATACCAGATTCTATCATAAAGATGGTAAAATCCTTGTTTGGTCAATATAGAGATTCCTATAGAAATCTTATTGCAATCCCTGATAATTCCATCATTAGGGAAACTGAGGTTCAGGGGTATCAATTAAATTGGAAACCAGAGACAAGAGCTAAGGTCATCAAGGAGAAAGGAGCTGATTATTATAATTTATTGTTTATAGCAGGTGATAGAACTATACTTAGTACCCAAACTTACCAAGATGTAAGTAATGCTGTAAGGGCATTGAAAGAAAGCAAGGCTACACAGTTTTATTTCTCCCTTGATAATCCTTTTGATAATATTGAAAGATATTATCAGTTAAAATTCAAGGATAATCTTGAAGGTATTGAGTATAGATGTATGATGGACTTAGCTATAGTAGACCATAAGAATAAGGAAATTACTCCATGTGATTTAAAGACAAGTAGTCATTATGAGTGGGATTTTTATAAATCTTTCAATGATTGGCTTTATATTATACAAGCAAGGTTATATTGGAGGTTGTTGAGGAATACAATGGATAAAGATGATTATTTTAGGGACTTTAAGCTCAATAATTATAAGTTCATAGTAGTGAATAAGAAAACTCTCACCCCATTAGTATGGGAATGTCCTTATACAAAGGTAAAAGGAGTTATTAAAGTAGGCAAGGATTCCCAAATAGAATGGAGAGACCCATTTGATATAGGTAAGGAATTATCTTTTTATCTCTCTTCAAGACCAAAAGTTCCAAAAGGAATTAAAGAGGACAGCCCTAATGATTTAAGTGTGTGGATGAATAAATTATAATAAATATAATTATGAAAGTATTAAAAAGGGATAATACATTAGCAGACTTTGATAATAACAAAATAAAGAATGCCCTATCAAAGGCTTTTGAAGCATGTAATACTCCTATAGATGAGGAAGAATTATCTAAGATGACAGATGATATTGTCTATAATATATTACGTAGTGATGCCAGTGTCACAGGAGTAGAGCAAATACAAGAGAAGGTAGAGGACTACCTTATTAAGACACCTTACTCTAATGTAGCCAAAAACTATATTAGATATAGAGACAGGCAAACTGTGAAGAGAGAATCCAATATGATTAAACAAATAAAAGGACTTTTTAATCAGACAGATTCTTATCTAATGAAGGAAAATGCCAATAAGAAACCTGAATTAAATAATGTTCAGTTTAGCTATTTAGGAGGTATATTAGGTACCTTATATTGTAGAACCCAAGTATTTCCTAAATATATACTGAAAGAGCATGACAAAGGAGCTATCCATATTCATGACATAGATATGAGTGCTATCAAGGGCATGACCAATTGTAGTTTGCTCAATCTGGAAGACCCATTGTATAATGGTACAGTTCTTAATGATGTAATGATAGAACCCCAAACTAAATTTGTAGTGGCTTGTACAGTAGCCACTCAAATAATACAAGGTGTAGCAGGGCTTCAATATGGGGGTATTACCATAACATTGTCTCATTTAGTGAAGGCGTTGAAGTTAAACCATAAAACCATTCAAAAGAACTATCCTTCTGATATTTGGGATATAGAATACTACAGGATTCTAAGGGATGGTGTGCAGACATTCATGTACCAAGTGAACAGTATGTTTACTACACAAGGGCAAACTCCTTTTCTTACAGTCAATATGTATCTCAATGAAGCTAAGACTAAAGAAGATAAACAATATCTTGCAGATATAATTGAAGAGGTGCTTAAGCAAAGGATTCAAGGATTCAAGGACATCCATGGTAATTGGGTAGCTCCTGCTTTTCCTAAGTTAATCTATGTTCTTCAAGAAGATAATATACATAAAGAGGATAAGTGGTATTATCTTACAGAGCTTGCAGCTAAGTGCAATGTAAATAGATGTGCTCCTGATTATATCAGTGAGAAAGTAATGAAGAAAATACATGGACATTGTTTCCCAAGTATGGGGTGTAGGTCATTTCTCAGTGAGTGGACTTCTACAAGTATTCCTAACTATAAAACTGACCCTAATAAGTTCTATGGCAGGCTTAATTGTGGAGTGGTAAGTCTTAATCTTCCTTATATTGCAGCAGAGGCTAAGAAGTATAATAAAGACTTCTTTGAAGTACTGGATAAATATGCCAAGATTGCCCATAAGGCACATCAAATAAGACTAAAAAGAATATGTAATTCTACAGTAAGATGTGCTCCTTTATTATGGAGAGATGGAATATTTAGCAGAGTAAAGGATTTGAATACCAAATTAGGTACTATAATCAAACCTGAATATGCTAGTATATCACTTGGTTATGCTGGATTATATGAAATGGCTACCATAATGGGGTATAAAAACCATTGGGAGGATGGTAAGGAGTTTGCTTTCAGTGTTATGCAAAAGTTAAATGATTACTGTAAGGAATGGACATTGGAAGATAAGGTGAGATATGGAGTATATGGTACCCCAATGGAAAGTGGTACATATAAATTTGCTAAAGCCTTACAATCCATATACCCTTCTTATAAGAGGCTTTATATAACAAATAGTTATCACATCCCAGTATTCATAGATATAGACCCATTTAAGAAACTTGAGATTGAAGGAGAGTTCCAGCCTCTGTCTAAGAATGGTTGTATATCCTATATTGAATGTGCTGATTTAAAGAATAATCTTGAAGCTATATATGAGGTACAAAAATGTATATATGACAATTGCATGTATGCAGAACTTAATATTAAGTCATGTAAATGCTATACTTGTGGCTCAGAGAAACCTCAACAAATAGATGATAACTTAAACTGGTATTGTGTAGATTGTGGAGAAAAGAATCCTGACAATCTAAGACATTTATATCGTATATGTGGGTATGCTTCTACAGAAAATGCCAATGAAGGTAGAACCTCTGATGTGAAGGATAGATTCATACATTTGGATAATCATGAAGTATGAAGTATAATACAATAAGAAAAATGGATATTAGTAATGGTCCTGGAGTTAGGGTAAGTGTTTTTACACAAGGATGTAATATCCAATGTAAAGACTGTTTTAACTCTAATCTCTGGGATATTACAAAAGGCAAGGAATGGACTAATAAAGAGACTAACCTGATACTTGAATTATTGGATAATAAGTATGTGGAAGGTATTACTTGGTTAGGAGGAGAACCTTCTATATGGTCAGAAGATATTATCAAGATAAATAATCTTATATGGAATATGTATCATGATAAAACAATATGGTTATATACAGGGCATCTTATAAATGAATTGCCTAAGAGATTAATAAATAGTGTAGATGTGATAGTAGATGGGCCTTTTATTAAGGAGTTAAAGGATATTAACTTAGCCTTTAGAGGGTCAAGTAATCAACAAATTTATAAGATAGATAAAGGTAATATTATTAATATAACTCATAATTATAATTAACATGAAACTGAAAATTAAAGTAAAAGTATTTACAAAAGGCTGTATGCCTAAAATTAGTGAAAAAGGGGATTTAATTGATTTAAGAGCAGCAGATACCTATATATTTAATGCCCCTCAAGCTAGTATTCAATATCAAAAAGACAATGAAAAGTATGGTGATGTTACTTTTGATGAACAGTTAATTAAATTGGGAATAGCAATGCAGCTCCCTAAAGGAATGATGGCTAAACTTAAAGGTAGGAGTTCTCTTACTAAGAACCATGGGGTAATTATGTGCTGTAGTGGTGAAATTGATAACAGTTATAGTGGCAATGATGATGAGTGGCTATTTAGAGTATTTGCTATTAAGGCTGGTAAAATTGAGAAACTTGACAGAATATGTCAATTTGAGGTTGTTCCTACTCAGAAAGCAACTATGTGGCAAAAGATTAAATGGTTATTTAGTTCTGGAGTAAAATTAATACAAGTAGATAGTTTAAGTGGTAAAAATAGAGGGGGTTTTGGAAGCACTGGAATTAAATAATAAATATATAATCGTTATGTTGATAGTAATTTGTATTGTACTGGTATTTAGCATTATAGGAATAGGTATTTGTCTTAAGGAATATTATAGTAACAATAAGAAAGTTCCTATGTCTTTCAAAGAAGCTATGGATTTGGTAGAATTGCCTGTGGTTACATTCCTTAATGGTAATAAGAAACTTAACTTCTTATTGGATACAGGGAGTAATATCTCCCAAATCAATAGCTCTATATTACCTTTTCTTGAGCATAAGAAAATTAAGGAAAAGAATATGGATGTAACAGGAATTGAGGGTAATAAGACAAACACTGAGTTCTGTGAAATGACAATCACTTATAAAGGACAAATATTTATAGGAGAATTTTGTATCCATAACTTGGATGATGCCTTTGCCATTATAAAAGAAGAAACTGGAGTACAGATTCATGGAATATTAGGTAGTCTGTTTTTTCAGAAATATAAATATATATTTGACTTTGAATCATTAATAGCTTATAGTAAGAAATGATATATTTAGTAACTAATAATCTACAATTATTTGAGGATGCCTCTTATAAAGTAATTACCATAGAGGAAGCTTTATCTATGATAAGCTCATGGAAAATGATTCAATGTGATACTGAGACTGATGGTACTTATGCTCCTTTAAACAATTTACTATGTGCTCAATTTGGTAATATAGAGAAGACTTCTCAAATAGTTGTAGATTGCAGTACTATAGATATAAAGAAATTCAAGGGTATAATAGAAAGTAAGTATCTTATTTTGCAGAATGGCAAGTTTGATTTACAGTTCTTCTATAATTATCATATAGTACCAAGAAAGATTTATGATACTATGATTGTAGAACAACTACTTCATCTTGGTTATCCTAGTGGAAGTATTTCCTATAGTCTTAAATCTATAGCAATGAAAAGGTTGGGTATTGACATAGATAAATCTGTGAGAGGTCAGATTATTTGGAGAGGATTGGATAGTACAGTAATAAAGTATGCTGCTGGGGATGTCTTATATTTATATGATATTATGATGTCCCAATTGGAAGATTGTAAAAACCAAGGCTGTCTTGTAGGAGCTAAGTTGGAATGTGACTTTGTTCCTGTCATAGCATATCTTGAATGGTGTGGCATTAAGTTGGATAAAGAAAAATGGAAAGCTAAGATGCTAAATGATAAGAAGAATCTTGATAAAGCATTAAAAGACCTTAATGACTTCGCTGTAAGGATTCCTAGTTTAAAAGAGTTCACATTTATAGATAGACAAGGAGACTTATTTACAGGATTTAACTTGGAGCCTCAAGTAAATATCAATTGGTCTTCTTCAAGACAAGTAGTCAAGGTAGCCAAGATATTAGGATTCAATACTACAGTACAAGATAAAAATACAGGAGAAAATAAAGATAGTGTACTTGAGAAAACTTTAAAAGGTCAAAAAGGAATTAATGATGAGTTTTTAAATCTTTATTTCAAGTATCAAGAATATGCCAAGGTAGTATCTTCATTTGGTCAAGGGCATCTTAATACTATTTGTCCTACAGATAATAGAAGTCATACCATATATAAACAACTTGGTGCAGCATCAGGAAGGATGTCTTGTGGTAGTAACCAATCTAATAATACTCTTGCAAAAATAAATAAAGTAAAACCTTCAGAATGTAAATATCCAAACTACCAACAATTACCAAATGACTCTGTGACTAGAGCTTGTTTTGTTGCAGAAAAAGGAAATCTTATGATTGATTGCGATTGGTCAGCAGCAGAAGCAAGGTTAGCAGGAGATATATATAATGACCAAGCTATCAAGGATATATTCCTTAATAACATAGATAGTCATAGTATGTATGCTAAAATCTTTTTTAAAAAAGAGTTACAAGATATTGATGTCCATGATATAAAAAAACTTAGACCTGACTTAAGACAAAAAGCTAAAGCTCCTGAATTTGCATTAAATTTTGGTGGAGGAGCTTTTGCTATAAAACAAGCTATTCAATGTAGTGATGCTGAAGCAGAAGAAATTCTAAGAAATTATGAAAATGGTTTTAAGGGGTCTGCTATTTTTGCTAAAAAGGGGTCTAAATTTGTAAGGGCTAATGGTTATGTGCTTATGAATCCTATTACAGGGCATAAAATGTATTGGTATGATTGGAGACTGTGGAAAGAAGAACAAGATTCCTATGATTCTGCTTTTTGGGAAGAATATAAGCAATATCATAAAGGTACTGGAGATATGGTAGAGCAAGAAGTAAAAGCTCACTTTAAAGTTGCTTCCAAATGGGATAGGATGGCAAGAAATGCTCCAACCCAGGGAACATGTGCTATCATGTTAAAAACTAGTCAAATTAATTTATTTAATTGGGTAGTGGATAATGGTAAGTTTGGTATTTATCTTTTATGTGGACTTATCCATGATGAATGTCTTTGGGAATGTCCAAAAGAAGAGGCAAAAATTTTTAGTAAAAGAATAGAAAATGAGATGTTTGATACTGCTGCAAAGTTTTGTAAGTCTTTACCTATACCAGCAGAAGCTGAGATAAATGACCATTGGGTACATTAATAACTTTATTATATAAATGATTATGAAAGATAATATTAATATAGCAGATATTTTAAGAAATAAACCTAAAGGTACAGGAGTATATTCTCCTATATTTGGGGAAGGGGTATTTCAAAGGGTAACTAGTGATAATAATATAGTTGTATCAAAACTTGGTATTAATTACTATTGTTATTATTTTGAGTTTAATGGTCATTATTTTAAAAATGGGGATAAGGGAGAATGTTTACTTTTTCCTAGTAAATCAGTTCAGGATTGGACTAAATTAACTTGGAAAAAAGGTGATGTATTGGTAAGTAATGACTTTGAAAAAGAGGTTATATTTGATAGCTTTAGTACAAGTGATTATTCATGTTTTAAAGGTAAACATTACCTTAATTGTGCAGATGATAATAATCATAAATATAAAGAAAATATGTCTCTCTTCACTGTTAATTATCAAATTGAGGACAAAGATGACGCTCAGTGCTTTATTAATACTATAGAAGAAAGATTAGGAGGCAAACTTAATATGAAAACTTTAAAACTTGAGAATAAACCAAAATGGAAATTTAAGCCATTTGACAAGGTAATGGTTAGAAATTATGATACTGAAGTATGGAAAGCTAACATATTTTCTCATAAAGCAGTATCTATTGGTTCTCATACCACAATTTATGTATGTATTCAAGGTGCTTGGAACCAGTGTATTCCTTATAATGAAAAAACAGCAGAATTAATAGGTACAACAGATAATTGGGAGTAATTATGATAGACGAAAGGAAGATAAAAGAGGCTGCAGGAGAATATGAAAAGAAGTGTTCTTCTATATGTCGTAAGAAAGAGCAAAGAGATAAAAAGAACGGAGCACTTTTTTCTGTATGGAATATAAGTGCAGATGTTGCTTTTAAAGATGGTGCTCACTGGGCAATGCAAGAGTTCTTGAAAGACCTGTGGCATGATATTCGTCAAGAAAGAATACCTAAAAAGGGCTTTTTCCTTATTGAAATGGCTATTGAAGGAAGAATATTTTATGTTAGTAAGAGACTTCCAGCAGAAGAATCGAATCTAAGTTCATATCTAAGACAAGGATGTGCCCGAAGATGGTCTAATCTTGAAGATTTATTAAAGCATGAAGAAGGAGGTGAGAAATGATTAGACCAGTAACACTTTATGAAGGAATCTGTGACGGTTGCGGCAAGCGGCTGGAATATGATGGTGGTGCCATCACGGCTTGGAGTGATAAACTTTCAGTCCACGAACTCATGCAAAGTAGTGATTGGTTGGAAATCAAAGGCAAGCACTATTGCCCAGATTGCTATGAGTATGACGAGAGTAGTGATGAGTATATACCTAAGAAGAAAGGAGGGGTGAGAAATGAAAGAATATAAGGTTGGTGAGGAAATCACATTGGTGGTCAAAGAGCAGCAAAATGATGTTGAAGACCCTTGTAAAGGTTGCATCTTTTGTTATGATGATACTTGTTACAATCCAACATATAATGATTGGGCGGAAGGCTTCCAATGTGAAGCAACTGACCGCTCAGATGGCAAGAATGTAATATTTATTGAGAAAAGAAAGTAAGTATGAATAATAATGTTTATACCTTTGGAAAGTATAAAGGAAGACAAGTTACAAGTATTCTCAGAGAGAATCCTAAATACTTTGGTTGGTGTAAGAGAAATGTCAAAGGTTTTAAATTCTCTAAGCGAGATTATGAGATTTATCTTGAATGGCTTTGTCTTTGTCAAAACAGTCTGCAATTTACAGGATATGAGAATAGCGATAATAACATAAAATTTCTTTTTCACCAAGTAAGTTTGGGTAAATTTGATGATTATTCTGACAATGAGTTTCTAACAAAAGAAACATGTAAAGAGTATCTTAACGGCAGTAAAGAACATTATTTTAGAAAGTAAGTATGAATAAAGTTGGATATATACCAGGAGATTTGGTAATGTACAATGGCAAGGTTTGCTATATATCATATTGGGAAAGAAGTGGGGTTTATGGATGCCAAACTGTTGGGGGAGACATTACCAGTTTCCGTTTTGTGAAAGGAAACGAACTAAAGCCTATCCCAATCACAATGCAGTTTTTGAAAAAGAATGGGTGGAAGGATGATGGGACGGATTATGATTATCAGCTTAATGGTAAATTATATCTTATTGCCGAATATAAGGACAAGAAACATAAGATAATAGAAAGTGTCGAAGTGTATAATAACCTAAGTCCAGATAGCTATGATGTAGGTCAAGATGATTTCTATCTGAAAACTATATCAAATGTGCATGAATTACAGCACCTTCTCTTTGGCTTGGGATTGGATAGCAATATGATTGTTTAACAGCCTTTGGACTTAAATAGTAATGATATGAATATAGAAGAAATTGGAAGTACTACATTTATCAATGGTTTTAAAATTGATGAGTACACAGATGAAGGTCTATATAGAATTAAGACCTTTCTTAGGAAGGTATTAAAGGAAATAGGAGACAATAGCATTGATTAACTAACCACCTCTCCTTGGTGACAGCAGAGAGAGGGTAAACAGAATAGATATGAACTTTAAAATAAATAGAATACATATTGTAGGGTATAAAGATAACCTTAAAAGAACCTCTTATCTTATACCGACAATAGCTTTTTCTAATCATAGTACAGATAGTGCATTCGACGAATATCATTTCTATCTCTATTTTCTAAAAAACAGATATAGGATTGCAATAATAAGACCAAATTATTAATAGAAAGAAAGAGGAGTTTTACTATGGGTAGCGGTGAACATGAAGGATTCAAAAGACGAGTATTGTCAAGTTTTTCTATCAAGGAAATAAATATTGGCGAGAAGTCCTATGAAGTTATTAACGGATTTCCCCAAAGAAAAAATGAAAATAGATTTTGATAGAATGAGCCAGAAAGAGCAGGAGCTTGCATTACAGGGTGTGATTGCATTAAGGAAAGCAGCTGAGGCTCTTTTATCTGAGAATTATGACAGCTTTGATAAACTTATGGCTGAAAGTGATGAATGTTATAATAAATTAAGCAAAAAAAATGAAAATAAATTAAAAAAATTAGGTAAGGCAATATATAAATCCTTTATATCAGTTCTTATAATTTTTTGCAATATTATGTTTAATTACTGGTATAATAGCACTTATTAGTACAATAGGAGGATTTATAGGGGCTATAATAGTTTGTGTTTTATTTCTTCTTCACTAATATTAATATATTATTATGACTAATAAAAATGACTAATAAAGAATTAATAGATATACTACAGGAATCTCTTGATAAGTATGGGGAGATTCCTGTAACTATGGATTATTATGTAGATGAGTATGGACGTGATGATACAAGTATAAAAGATGTCAAATGTTATCATGATGAAGTAATAATTTATAATTATTAAAACAATGAACAGAGAACAAGTAAAAAAGCTATTGCCTATCTTGCAGGCTTTTGCAGAGGGCAAGACAATAGAGGTAAGAACAAATCCAAAAGGTATCGCAAATCCTTCGATGCCTAATGATTGGGTAGTAATGGATGAATTGGAATGTTGGGCTAATATTGAATATCGCATTAAGCCCTCATCAAAGTACCGTCCTTATCAAAGCATTAAAGAATGCTTCCATGATATGGAAAATCATAAGCCGTTTGGCTATCTTAGGAAAAAGCAAAAAGGTGACATAGTTTTGATAATTGGGATACATAATGATGGGTATCCGTATTTAAGATTGTCTATGCCTAATGTAGCTACCAAGTTTACTTCTGTATTTGAAGAATATGTTTATTTAGATGGGCAACCATTTGGAGTTAAAGTTGGAAAGGAATAACTATAAAAATTAATAAGATATTATGACAAGAGAAGAAGTTAAAGATTTATTACCCATCTTACAAGCGTTTGCAGAAGGCAGAGTGATACAATACAGAGATAATGGAGTTTGGAAAGACATCACAACAGAGGAGGGCTTTTATACCGATAATGCCTTTGTTAATGTCAATGACTACCGCATCAAGCCAGAGTTTACCTACAGACCCTTTGCCAACGCAGAGGAGTGCTGGCAGGAAATGTTGAAACATCAGCCTTTCGGGTATGTAAAAGACAAAGAGGATGGACATTATACACTCATCACTTCTGTTGATGAGCATATTTCTTTCGGTGTTGCCAAGAATTGGCATTTTAATGATGTTATGAAATTCTATAACTTTGCCGATGGTTCTGTGTTTGGCATAAAAGAAAGCGAGGATTAATATGAATAAACAAGAATTAAGAGACAAGATAGTAAAGGAAGAAATCAAAAAGAAGTGGCACAAGGCAGAGAATTTGCCTAAATACTTCGGCATTGATATGATAGTAGTTGATTACAGAAAAACTCGCCCACATATCACATTAGAGAGATATGATGCTGATTTGAAGGATTGGTTTAAATCTCATCCAACTGCAATATGGAGTTGTGTGTATGATTTCTTACCTAACTTTTTTTGGGAGGAGGAATAGTTATGGCATGGGTAAGTGTTAATAATGATGGCTCTGAATTTGTTTCTTCAAGTGAGCCACACAAAATGCAAGAATATGGTAGATATGCTTGTGTGTATGGTGGTGTTGAACTTCCCAAAGGCTCAATTAAGAAGCTGATAGGAAGAGAACTCAAATGGAGCGATAATCCAGTAGAGTTACATTAATTATTGCTTATGGAAGAAGTCTGGAAAAAGATTCCTGGTCTCAAATGTTATGAGGCTTCGGATTTGGGTAATATTAGAAGAATTGGAAAGACAAAACCTCTAAAAGGCGTTCCTGACAGAGAAGGATATGTACAAGTTAGATTATCTGAAAATAATATTCAGTTTACTAAAAAGGTGCATAGACTTATTGCATTGACCTTCTTGGAAAATCCAAATAATTATCCTGCGGTTAATCACAAAAATGAAATAAAAGATGATAATCGTATAGATAATTTAGAATGGTGTACAGCCAAGTATAACAGTCATTATAGTGCAAAGAAAATCTACCATGATTCAATCGTACATAGAATGAAGCCTGTAGTTCAGTATGATTTGGAATCGAATAAGATTTGTGAGTTTGAATCAACAAGAGCTGCATCAAAGGCTTTGCATTTAAACAATGGGCATATAGGTGATTGTTGCAATGGAGTTTACAAAACTTGTGGTGGTTATATTTTTAAATGGAAATCAGATAACACAAAGCCTACAAAAGTGATAAGTATGATGGATTTGGATATTAAGATAAAACGCATTTGTTGTGGATTTTATTTATTGCCATGCAAAGGCTATTATGTAGTAATACAGAAAGTTGATACTAATAAATGGCAAGCGTATCTGCCATCTGGTGGTTTTGCAAATGCAACAAGTAAAAATGATTGTGTGTTGAATGCAATAAACGAAATTGATATTGGAGAAAATATAGAGTGTGATAAAGTGGCTAAAAGTCCTGATTGGTGGAAAGGGAATCCATTATTTGTTGGGATAGAGAAGAACGTATATCCAAAGTTGTTAAACAGGAAGAATAATTTTAGAAAAGATATTGATATAAACGAGGTAATTAAAATGAGAAATTTAGGGAAAACTATAAAGGAAATAGCTAAATATTTTAATGCCTCCTATGGGTGTATAGAAAAAAGATTAAAAATAAAACAGTGATGAGCCTGTCGAGTTAAAATAAATAAGTTTGGAGGAAGCATGAAAGAATATAGTGAGATACCCGAGATATGGTATAGTTAAAATTAAAAATATAATATAATATGGGACGTGATATAAAATTCAAGGCAAAGAGACTTGACAATAGCAAATGGGTGTATGGCTCATTGGTGAAGACTCCTTTCGGTACATTCATAGAATGGTATGAGGACTCTATTTGCAACAAGGTGGAGATTGACTCTTCCACCGTCTGCCAGTACACAGGGAAAAATGCAGAAAATGATATACCTATCTATGAAGGTGATATTGTTGAATGTACATACTTCAATGAGCAAGGTGATGATACCCATGTAAAGGGTACAATCACTTGGGAAGAAGATATTTGGGGCTTTGTTTTGAAAGATTATATGTTTGAAAATATGAGTGTAGGAAATCGTTATAGAGGTGAAGAATATATAGCATTACCAGGCACCGATGATACTGAAAGCACAATCAAGGTTTTACATTCAAAGTTCGATAAGGAGGATGGTAAATGACACGGATAGAATATATCAGACTAAAGACCCATATTGCAGTATTAAAGGAGATAGCTATGGAATATCATGGCAAAACAATAGATAATATAATTCAACAATTGGAAGCTGTAAATAAAGAATATTTAAAGTAAAGTAGAATGAAGTTTAAAAAATATTAAAGAAAAATATGGAAATGACAATAAACTCAGAGTATCAATATTTGATAGATATTATAACAAAGATTATAGATTCTCCTAAAGTTAGTAATGAAATAAAAACAGAACTTCAGGTAGTAAAAAGTAGATTAGTTCATTTAGGTTCACATCCTATAATAAATGATAGTGTGAAACAATTTATATATATTACTAATAACATGGCTAAGACTTATGCAGCCAAGAATCATGATTATGGTAATAGCTTTGAACAATCTCTTGATAAGTTTGGTTTATTAGCTTCTCTTGTAAGGATGGGGGATAAGATGAACAGACTTGAATCTCTTAATAACAAAAATGCAGAAGTTAAAGATGAATCTATTAAGGATACTTTACTTGATTTAGCTTCATATAGTATAATAACTGTTATGTGGCTTAATAAAAATAATAAAGATTAAATATGAGTTATAATGAATCATTAAATGGTGATAGTAACTACCCTACTATGTCTCAATCAGAATGGAATAATGCTCCTTGGAATCAAGAAGATAATCCTGAAAAAGAGATTGAGGTTACAGTAAGTGTCACCCTTAGTAAAACTGTAAAGGTTAGGGTATCTAACTATGAGATTACTGACTCTGGAATGGATGAGGATGGTGAATATTTTGAGGATGTAGATTACTCAAACTGTGACCTTAAAGGTGCAGTTGAAGAGCAGATTGTATTACCTCAAAAGGCTTGGGATTATATAGCCCCTAAGACAAAGAGGGAGGTCAATGCTATCTTTGATTTGAAGGACTGGAATGTTGATGATTTTGAAGTTGTGCAAGAATAAATTTAATAAATTTAATAATTTAAACAATATGGAAAGACTGGTTGTAATGGATTATTCAGATAGTAGTGTAACTGTATATACTAATCCTAAAGATGAAGATACTGATACTTTATTAAGGGAACTTGGACATAATCCTGATGAGTGCAGTTGTATGTTTTGTGAAAATGTAAGTATAAATTTAAAATAAGGATGTAGATATGAGATTTATTAAACCAAGTTTTGAAATATGGGAACAACCTGCTGGTCTTGAAGGAGTTTATAAACAGATTGAGAAGGTAGGCAGGGTATGTTATAAATCAGAGGATAAGATAACAGAGGATTCTGCAAAGCCTTTTGTCGAAAGATTGGTTAAAGGTAAACATCTATCGGTATGTGAACATGGTACTATTTATCTTCAACATAATTCAGCAGCAAGAATTTTCCATCCTTTAAATAAATATTACCATAATAAATATTCTAAAGTTAAAATAATAGAAGAACCAGATGAAAAAACTTCTGTGAATACTAATAAGGTACTTGTAACTACTAACTTTAGGGTGTTAATAGAAAATGGCTGGCTTGATGATTTACAATATATGTGTGAACCTACAGAGTTACATGAGAAGAGAGCATGTGTAAAGTTCACAACTTCTATAGGAATATCCAGAGAATTTAACAGGCATAGAACCTTTAGTATAGCAGAACAAAGCACAAGATATTGTAACTATTCAAGAGATAAGTTTGGAGGAGAGATTTCCTATGTACTTCCTACTTGGGCTTATGAAGGAGAGTTATATCATTTGGGTACTCCAGAACATGCTTATTATAAGGCTTTGCAAGTAGCTGAACAACAATATATGAAACTTACTAAAAAACTGGGTATGCAACCTCAGCAAGCAAGAGAGGTATTACCCCTGTCTACTGCAACTGAAGTAGTATATACTGGGTTTGTAAGTGATTGGGAAAACTTCTTTAAATTAAGAACTTTAGGCACTACAGGTGCTCCTCATCCTGATGCCAGAGCATTGACATCACCTTTAAGGGAAGAATTTATTAAAAGAGGCTTATTAACTACATCATAGATAAATCTTATAAGGGAGAATAAGTTAAATACTTGTTCTCTCTTTAATTTTTTAAGTAAGTGCTTGTATAGCACAATTAAATTTCTTATCTTTGCACAAGTAATAATTTTTAATTATATGAGTTGTTTAATATTAACACCAGAAATAAAGAAACTAGCTGAGAAGTTTCCAAATGAGACAGAGCAATCAATACTTAATTTGGTTGGACTGTGGCAAGAAAAGAATAATAAGTCCATTGAGGATATTCCATTAGGTGGAGAACTCAATGATTTTATTAAAGAAATAAGAGGTACTAAGAATACTGAAAATTCTAATGAGGAAATTAGTAAATCTTTTGATACTCTTAAAGTTACTTCTCTTGAAACTCAGCAAAAAGTAGATTTAATTTTTGACCCTAAGACAAGAAGGGATAGAGTTGCTCTTATTGCAAGATTCTTTAGTAATGAGGTAGATGATGCTTTACAGGAAATGACAGATTCCTTAAATAGAAAAATTAAGGATAGTCAAGGTATAGATAAAGAAGCTTTGCAAGCAGAACTTAATAACTTGGGTAGATTATCTGTCATAAGTAAATATACTCCTGCTGGCCTATTTAATAGAGTAGCTAACATATTTAAATCTTATGTACAGGACACAGAGGAAAACAGAGTACAACAAGAACTTAATATTATCAATTCCATGAAAGGGGCTGATAAGTATTCTGACGAAAAGAAACTTGAAGCTGCCAAGAAGAAAGCTGCTTATAAGTATCAGGAGTATATGAAGATAATTGATGACCCTGAGGTATTTAAAGCTCTTGCAGAGGAAGCAAGTACTATACTTGTAATGACTGAGGGTATTAGAATAGACCCTAATTATACTGCCCCTGCTGATGCTAATCTTAATGATGATGACCCTGAAGGTAACAGTGAGATAGACAATGATTCAGATGAGTGGAAGCAAGAAGAGTCTTATAAGGATGGTTGGATGACTAATTTTAGACAAGTAAGTTCCCATGAGTCTTTGTCTCAAGCAGTAAGAAAGGTAATAAGACAAGTACCTATGCTTGATTATAGAGGTACATATGACAAGGATGACTTGGGATTTACTAGATACCTTGATGCTGATTATGTTCATGCTACTCTTATAGACAAGCTAAGGAACATGATTAACTCAGATGACATGATTCCTCTGCTTCAAGATTTACAAAAAACAAAACCTTGGGTTAAGCAAATAATCAAGTTACTTCAAAATGATGAAACTTTGTATTCTCAGTTCTATCAAGATTTCAGAAAAGACTTTATACCTTACTGGATTCAAAAGAAGAAGTTGATGCCTGATGGTACTTTTAAGATGGAAACTGTGGCTATCAATAAACCTGAAGGTATATATTATCTTCTTGATGCTTGGAGAGATAATTATGAAAGTGGTAATCTACTTGATGAAGATAGTGTATATGATAAGAATGGGGATATAAATGAGGGTAATGCATCCAAAGGTTTAGAATGGACTGAGACCTTGAATAATATGTTCCAAAATCTTGATACAGATGCTAGACTCAAACTCTTGGAGAAAGAAAATGTATGGAAGACTTTAATGAAGTTACTTCATATGATAGGTATTGATGCCAATCCTTCTGTTTTAAGAACATCATTAACTAACATACAAAAAGCCCCAGGTATTACATTTACTGACCCCATCATGTTATTATTACCTCAATTGAATGTCATATTTAATGGCATCAAGAAAGGTAAAATAAAGAATGAGAAACTAGAAGATGGTACTGAGAGAAAGGGGGACCTTATTAATACTTTTGGTTCTGCTTATAACTCAATAGCTTCAATGCTTGCAGAAGTTACTGAAGATGCTATTGAAAGTAGTACTAGAGAGAATGATAAAACTTATTATTCCCATGTTACTCCTAACTATTTGGGTAAGCTTATCAAAAATCTCAAGAATGTCATGAATGATAAGGAGAGATTTGAGAAGTTTATGCAGACTGAATTTAAGGATTATGAGTGGTTCTTTAAGGATGGTCATTGGAGAAATGATTGGTTAAGACAACTTGCAGAATCTGATGAATTGAGAAAAGGTCTTAATCATAAGGTAGTACTAAACTCTGATAAGGTAGAATATAAGGATTGGGATGACTTGGATTATACTTTGGCTCTTCTTACAGAGTATTGGGGAGACCCTAATTCTGCAAAGTCAAGTATAAAGTATGCTTGGTATCATGTTCCTATTCTATCAGATGCTCCTTCTGCTGAGTTTATCAGATTCAGAAAATACACTACAGGTGATATACTTGATGAAAATGGTAAGAAAAGAACTTATGATGATGTTATTCTTGACAAGCTAGTAGATTTGGTTAACCAAGAATATGATAGAATCATGTTAGTTAGGGAAAGGGATGATGCTTATCAGAATGGTATTACTACTATGGAACCTATTGCCAATTATGATATTATCAGAGATAAGGAAGGTAATATAAAGAATATTGGAGGAGCAGAATTTAAATTCCTTCCTGCCCTTAATGACATTAAGTATGATAATGGAGAAACTTTCCTTGATAGATTAAGTAGGCTTAAATCCAAGGGTACTGGTGCCGAGCTTAGAGAATTTCTTAGAACTACACTCTATGATATTATGGAGGATGGGTTTGAGCAAGATTGTAAAGATTGGGAAAGAGTAGGACTCTTTGATGAGGTTAATGGGAAGTATAAATATCTTCCTTTTACTGGACAATCCAAGCAAAATGCAATAACTGCAAAAGCTCTTATAAAGGCTAAGGAAGCATTAGGCCCACTATGGAATACCAATATGGAGTTGCTACTTAGGTCTTATAATAACAATAGTATTTTTGATAATAGAGAAGCTAACAATTTGATGGAGCAAATTAAGGCATTACTTACAGATAAGGCTGCTAGAGGTGAAATAAAGTTGAAAGATGCTCAATCAATCTCAAGAAGTCTGTTTGTTAAGAATAATGCTAAGGATGCTCTAAGGGAATACTATTGGAATAGTAAACTGGCTACTTCACAAATTATCCAGCTTACTACTACCGACCTTGCCTTCTATAAGAACCTTGAGGACTTTCAGAAGAGATATAAGGAGGTTCATGCTCCTGCCCTTAGACTGAATACTAAGGCTACTTATAAAGGTGAGAGAATTGGTAGAGATTGGGAAAGAACCCTCTACTTGAAGGATGATGAAATAGTATCTTCTATACTTGAAGACATCAAGACTGTACTTGATGAAAGGGTTAGAAGAAATGAAATGTCCAAGATAGACAGAGATTATATCATCAACAAGTTTAGAAATGTGAATGTAGCAGATGCTCAGGCATATAGAAGTTTGAGTTCCTATAGGGCAATACTTGGTATGTCAGGTCAGTGGACAGATGATATGGAGCAAGCATATAACAACTTCAAGAATGGAGATTGGAATATCAAAGACTTCAATATCATTTGGCAGACTAAGAAGCCTTATGTCTATACACAAGTCAATAATAACAGTGGCATTGAAGGTCATACTGGAATTAAGACTCCTGTACAACATAAGAACTCAGAGTTCCTATTGCTTGCTATGCACGAACTAATTGCTGGCCCTTTAGGAAGGTCAGGCAAGCTGAAAGCCATAAATAAGTTTATGGAGGATAATCAGATTGATGTAGTTCAGTTTGAATCTACCACTAAGGTTGGAAAACAAGGTGTAATAGATTTGAATGATGTAAATACAGAGGCTGATGTAATCCAAAGGCTTAAAGATACTACAGGTATTGGATTTGGTAATGAGAATCCTAATGTAGTACATAAGGTATCTTATGAAGATTATGGTATTCAGACTGCAACTCCTGAACATGCTATTGATGCAGTTCAGTTGGTAGGTACTCAGATTAGAAAACTAATTACTGCTGACATCTCTGATGACACAATCATTGAGGTTAATGGTAAGAAGATGACTAAGAAAGAGTGGCTTGACCTGTATAATGCCATCAATACTGAGAACATTCTTCAAGCATTTGCTGATGTAAATGAGATATTCAAAGACCCAAAGAAAGTAGAGGAAATCTTACTTGAAGAAATAAGAGGCAATCAAAGATATGGTATGGATATGATGAGGGCTTGTACTCTTGATGAGAACAACAACTTCAATATCCCTCTCTTTGACCCTGTGCAATCTCAAAGAGTACAGACACTCCTTAATAGTGTAATCAAGAGTAGAATTACTAAACAGAAGATTAGAGGTGGTGCTTTAATTCAGGTATCTGACTATGGCTTGACTGATGAACTTCATGTAGTGTTTGAAGGTGAAGGTGCTAACAAGAGGATTAAGTATCTTGAATGTTATATGCCTGCATATAGTAGAGAGTTCTATGAGCCTCTAATGGACCCAAATACTCACCAGCTTGATGTAACTAAACTTCCTGATGATTTGAGAAAGTTGATTGGATATAGAGTTCCAACAGAGGATAAGTACTCAATGGCTCCTTTGTATATTAAGGGATTCCTTCCTCAACAGAATGGTTCTGCAATCATGCTTCCTGCTGAGATTACTACTCTGTCAGGTTCTGACTTTGATGTGGATAAGCTGTATATCATGTTACCTGAGTTCAGAGTTAAAAAGTATGATATGAGACAGGCAAGAGAAGACTATGCAAGAATGAATAGCCTATTCAATCAAGTATTGTCACAGTTCACTCATAGCCAGTTGGCAGAAGATATTCTCAATGCAGATACTGATGACTTTAAGGAATGGTTCAAGGAGAATAAGGAGAAGTATAGACTTGCCAAGCCTATTATAAGTAAGGTAAAGTATGACTTCAATAAGTCTCCACAGGAGAACAGTCTTGAGGCAAGAAATAACTTGCTGATAGATATGATGTATGGAGTCCTGACTAATGCAGATACAGCTTCAAAGATTCTTAACCCAGGTGGTTTTGATTATCAGAAAAGAGCAGCAAGAATAATGACAATTCTTAATGACTCTACTGAGAGTGAATTAGCTGAAGCTTTAAAGAAGGAAGGGGTAGAACTCAATAAGACTGTACAGAAGAATAATAGGGTTTATCCTAAGTCCATAGCATCTTATCTATTTGATTTAAGTCTTGATACTTTGGATAAAATAGCAGAAAAGACAAAGGTCAAGATGGACCCATTATCACCAAGAACTCAGGTAATGCTGCATCAACAGAACATGACTGGTACTAAGTTGACTGGTATTTATGCTAACCATAATGCAAACCATGCCTTGATGCAACATACTCAGTTAGCTTTGGATGAAGAAAATGGCTCATTTGTATTGAATGGGAAGAGACTTACATCTCTACATGATATTATGAATGGTGCTAAGGAATTTATCTCAAAGAATAATGCTGGATTCTTGGCTGCTTCTGTGGATAATGCCAAAGACCATGTACTTGCAGCACTTAATCAAAATACTTTAACTGCTGATGCTTCCATGCTTCTTTCAAGATTAGGTTATAATCCTATTGAGATAGGTCTGTTAATGATGCAACCTATAGTTCAAGAGATTACTCAGACCTATTTTAGAGAGAGTAGAGAAGGTAAAAGTAAGGATAGTATTATTGATGAAGTACTAGATAAGTATAAGGAGAAAGCCGCTCTTACCAATATGGTTACTTATGATAATTATAAGAGCAATAGTTTTCTTGCTGATGACCTTGCGGATAATATAATACTTGCTAAAGAAGCTGTTACTGATATTTCACAGACTTCTGATTTCAGAAAGATTGAATTTTATCAGAAACAAGTGGCAGTAGGATATTTATTCAAGAGAATAATGAACTCTGCTGATGCTTTAGGTCAGTTAGTTCAAGCTACAAGAGCTGATACTCAAGGTGGGGGGGCTGGCCCTACTATTGCAGATACAGAGTTGAAGATACAGAAAGTAAAAGACCTGTTAGACCAGATAGAGAATAATGCCAAGTTTCCCTTGAAGAATGCCAATGTAATACTTGATGATTTGTTATCCGACAATCCTAGCATTGACACTTTAAGAGAAAGATTATTGTCAGCTCCTCTTCCTTTCTTACAGGCTTTCTATACTCTTGGATTACAGAAAACAGAAGAAATGCTAAAGTCTTATTTTCCTCAATATACTGAATCATTTAGAGAAGTAATTGATACCCTCAGAGGCATGACAAAAACAGGTAAGTTGGATGCAAAAACTATGAATAATATTTACAATGACTTACTTGCATATATTATGTCCAAGACTGGTTTCTTTGGGTCTGAGTTGCTTATCAATCCTGATTCTAAAGTAGATAATACTACTATATCTTCATATAATAGAAGGAAAGAATTTATCAATAATTTTCCTAAGTATTTCAAGAAGGTAGTTACAGACATTGAGGATATTGCAAGTATTGAGTATATCAAGAGACTAAAGGTGATTAGGGCAAATAACACTAACCCTGTAGATACTATAGTCTTCAAGAATGTAGGCAGATTGAGTTCTACTTTAAGAGAAAGATATATGAGAGATTGGGCATCTCTATTGTACATGAGTAACCCAGAAGCCCAGAAACTTGCTCTTAACTTATTTAGATATAGTTTCTATAGAAATGGATTTGCTTTTGGTCCTAATACTTTTATTCATTTGGCTCCTACAGCAATAAGAAGGGCTGTACCAGAGTATATAAGTACATTGAGGTCTATACTAAAAACAAATGATGACTATAGTCAATTTGTAGACCAATATGTATATAATCACTTGGATAATAGAAGGCTGGTTCCTGAAATACCTGATACTTCATCTGTCAAGTTTACAAATGATAAAGGTGATATTAAGGATGAAGTTACATTTTTGATTGATGATAATGCTACTCTTGGAGATAAGAAAGTTATCAAAAAGAGAATAGATACTCCTGATGGTCCTGTTTATGACTTTTTTAAGTATATAGGTAAAAGAATCAAAGGAAAGTATGCTTATTACAAATTATCAACTTTAAATACTGAAAATCCCAATGTTGCAATTTATGAAAGAATTGAACCATTAGGTTTCAGAAATAGCTTCATTGAATATGAGTATGGCAGGGATGTGGAAGAAATGGAAACTGTAATTGACAAGAATAAGAAAGACTATGACCCTTATGCAGAAACATTGGCAAACTTTGATAATGGAAATGTTGAAGTAGATGAGAGTTCTATGCCTGATGATATGCCTGAAGAATTTTGGAATTCTATTCTCCAAGCAGATTCTGAGGCTTTTCAAAAGACTTATAATACTCCTTTGGATACTTCAATTCCAAAATCTGATGATGTAACCTCTATTCAGCCTAATACAGAATATAAGGATGAAAATGGGGAAGAAATTTGTGGTGCTCCAACAATATATACTTTATAAATATGGCAAGAAGTTGTGCAATTATTCCAAAAGTAAAGAATAAAAAAGGTGAAAAAGTGGACAGCAAGTTATTCAAGGACTTGCTGTCCTTCACTTCAAATAATAGAAGTGAAGCTGTAAAACTTTATCTAATTACAAAAAGTAATCAATTTATAAGAGAATGGCAACCAAGATTAATACTTGATGAAAATAATGAACCTACTCTTAGAAGTTTATTAAAGCAAACTAATTTTAGTAAGGTCATTCCAGAGACTAAAGTACTTGAGAGACTTAATAAGGAAATTGGATATTATAAGAGAGGTTCTGATAGACCTGCTTTATGGGTGAACAATGATGAGAATTATCAGAAGTTAAAACAAAAAGCAATAGCTTTTAATCAAAACTCAGATTTTAGAGATGATTATGTAGCTAGTGTAATTAAAATTCAGGATAGTGAGTCTCCTAGAATATTCATTGGTGTAAAGGTTGAGAGAAGAAACAGGCTTAACTCCATTAATGCAGATAAAATGGAATACAATGAGAATCTTAATAATAGATTAAGAAGTATACTTGAATCTCATGGAGTAAGTGTAGGAGCTTTGACTAACCTTGAAAAAAGAATGGGTATTCATGGTGTAACTGATTTTGATGTTGCAAGAAATGCAGCAAATGGTCTTGTTGAAATGATTAGGCTTGCTAATGGTATACAAGGCGAGAAAGCTCTTCCAGAGGAATTTGCTCACTTTGCTATTGAAGCTATGAGAGATAATCCTCTTATAACAAGACTAGTTAATAATATAGCATCTACAGGACTAACAGAGAATATCTTAGGAGATGATTATAGTACTTATGATACTCTATATAATGGAGATAGTGCTAAATTAGCAAAGGAGGCTGCTGGTAAACTACTTGCAAAACATCTTCTTCAAGGAGAGGGGGTTCCAACTGCTCCTTATAAGAATCTATTACAAAGAGTAATACAGGCTATTAAGAATTTTTTTAAGAATATTAGTGCAAGCCCTATCCAAAGAGCTATAAAGGAAGCTGATAAGAATTTTGGTTCCTTAGCTCAACAAATTCTTGATGGTAGTATGGATAATGCCCTTGATATTAATAATATAAGTGCAAATGGATTATTCTACAATACCTCAGAGAGAATAACAAGAGATAAGAAGTTACTTCAAGAAATTATTGATAATGAGTTAAAGAGATTGAAAATTTATGAAAAGAGAAACCCTGAAGGACAGTTTAGTATGAATCAAAGGTTATTTCTTGATAAATTAGATGTTGATTTAGCTGATAATAATGAGATTGAAGGTATATATGCCTTTACAGAAAATGCTCTAAATGAGTTAACTAAAGTAGATAAAAGACTTACCGCTTTACAAAATACCCCTGCTGCTGATATGAATGAAAGGGCTAGAGTATTAAGAGATGTGAGAAATTATTTATATAGTTATAAGCATATCACTGAAGATATTAGAGAGGCTCTTGTAGATGAAGAAAAATATGATGATAATAGATATGGACAAAGAGTAAGAGTAGTATTAGATAATACTACTACATTACTTAAAGACTTATTTATAGAATACAATAAAGTATCTATGCCATTATTTGTTGACTTCATCAAACCCTTTATAGGAAATAGTATTACTGTCCCTTTTGGTAAATTCAAAGGTAAAACTATGACTGCTGAAAACTTGGTTAAGGTAGCTGATAATGATATATCATTCTTTGACATGTGGTTAGATTCTATGGCAGATTCTTCTGATTATATGTTGAAAGTTATGGACCAAGCTGTCAAGAAGAGTAAGGAAAATGCAAGATTAGATACTATCAATGTTATGAAAGAACTCCAAGCAGCTACTATTAAACTTGAGCAAGCTGGTATAAAGAATACTGATTGGATGTTTGAAAAAGATAATAAAGGTAATTTAACAGGCAACTATATATCTGAGATTAACCAAGGCTTATTCAAGGATAAAATTAGAGAAATGTTTAAGTCCCTTAATGAGAAATATGGTAAAAATCCTGTAGGAGACAATGCTGATAAATATAGAAAGGAAAAGCAGGCATGGTTTGATGATAACATGGAGGTAATCAATGGTAAAAAGCAACCTAAGATGTCAATCTATGGTAATAAAGCTTACCAAAATTTAAATACTGCTCAGAAAGAATACTATAATAAGATTATGGATATAAAGAGCAGACTTGATTCCTACCTTCCTGACAAATATACTACCTTAACCAATGCAGTTAAGATTAGAAAAGACTTACTTGAAAGAGTTAAATCTTCTGATAGTGTAAAGTCAGGTACTATGCAATTATGGGAAGCTGTTAAAGACCAATTTATTAGAAGGACAGATGATACTGACTTTGGTGATAGGGCTACTATGAAGGACTTTGAGGGTAATGAAGTTCAAGTATTACCTATTTATTATACTAAAATGAAGAAAGGTGAAAATCCTAATGACTTATCTACTGATATAGTATCTACTCTTACAGCTTATGCAGCTATGGCTAATGACTTCAATGAAATGAATAAAGTAATTGATGTCCTTGAGCTTGGTAGGGATATGCTAAGGGAGAGGGAGATTATACAGACAAGAGGTGGTAAGCCATTGGTTGAGAAGTTTAAGTCTGTGGGTAGAAAAGTTGAATCTACTCTTACTAAATCTGGAGATGCTACAAGATTTATGCAGAGACTAAATACTTTCTTTGAAATGCAAGTATATGGTAAATATATGGCAGATGAAGGTACTTTTGGCAATACTAAGATTGATAGAGGTAAAGCAGCTAATTTTGTCAATAGAATAACATCACTTAATATGTTAGGACTTAATTTATTAAGTGGTATATCCAATGTAGCCACAGGTAAGGTAATGATGAGAATTGAATCCTTTGCAGGGGAATTTTATAATGAATCCAACACATTGCATGCTGATAGAAATTATGGAAAAGCTTTACCTGCTTATTTAGCTGAGATAGGTAATAGGGTAAAAACAAACAAACTTGCTTTATGGGATGAATTATTCAATGTATTGCAAGAGTATGAGACTGATGTAAGAGAAGTAAATTTTGATAGAAAGACTTGGTTTAGTAGAATGTTTGGTACTTCTGCATTATTCCTTATGAACAATGCTGGTGAGCACTGGATGCAGAATAGAACCTCATTAGCCCTTGCAGATGCTTATAAGATGAAAGCTCCTGATGGAAAGATAGTATCTTTATGGGATGCCATGGAAGTAGTTCCCATTGACAAAAATAATAAGAAACTGGGAGCTAAGTTACAATTAAAAAAGGGTTATACCAAGGAAGATGACTCAGCTTTTACAAGAGATGATATTATAGCATTTAGTAGAAAATCTGCTGCTATAAATCAGAGAATGCATGGTATTTATAATAAGATTGATAGAAGTGCAATACAAAGATTAGCTATAGGCAGAATGGGCATTATGTTTAGAAAGTGGATTAAACCTTCTATAAATAGAAGATTTAAATCAGCTTCCTATAATATGGATTTACAAGCTTGGACTGAAGGATATTATCTTACTACAGGAAGATTCATGATGCAGTTAGCAAAAGAGTTAAAGGAAGGACAATTTGCAATAGCTGCCAATTGGAATAATCTTACTAAGACTGAAAAAGCAAATATTAAGAGAGCTGCCACTGAGGTAGGACATTTTCTAATTGTAGCAGCATTCCTTGGCCTTATGGATTGGGATGATAATAAGAATAGACCTTGGTTACAAAAGATGGTTGAGTATCAAGCAAGAAGACTTTATACTGAAATAGGTACTCAAGTCCCTGGCCCTCAAATGGTAGGAGAAGCTCTTAAAATATTGAAATCTCCTGCTGCTGGTATCAATACTTTAGAGAGTGTATTGGATATGGTAGGAGTGATGAATCCTATGAATTATGAGACATTTGCAGGTGAGGATGCTATTATACAATCAGGTAGATTCAAAGGGGATTCAAAAGCTACTAAGTTATGGTTTGAGTCTCCATTAATTCCTATGAATAAGACTATATATAGAAGTTTACATCCAGAAGAAAGTATACCATTCTTTAAGCAGTAAAGATAATAAAGACAATAATGTTAATGTTAATAATGTAAAAGGGGAGTGAGTAGATTAAGTTCTACTCCTCCCCTTATTTTTTTTAATTTTTAATTTGCTTTATACTATTGTTAGTATAAAATAAAAGGGAAGTAACATTCTGTTACTCCCCTCAATAAAAAATTTCATCCTACTAATTAAAAGGCTATACACTTAACAGCTTGGTTTCTCTCTTCTTGAGAGATTCTGTTCCATTGTTCTTCAGTCCAACCTTTTTTTACAAGGACTTTCCATTGCTCCTTTGGCAAATCTTTGAATTTATTAGGACCATAGTCTACCCCAATATTATCTTGACCAACTATATAGTTTACTTGATTTGGGTCAAATATAACATATATATCTCCATACATCATATTGTCATAAAGGTCCTTGAATATAACTGAGTCATATCCATTATCTATAGCATATTGGATAGCTTCTTGCATAGAATTATGCTTACTATCTTGATTATATTTACCAGCAGTCAAATTCTCTACTACATAAGGGTTATTAATTATCACGTCATATTGATTCTTGTACTTCCTTTGAGATAAGAAAGATTGAGACTCAGGTGCTCTATCTGCAAAGAATATAGCCTTTGATGAACCCCCATGTTGAGCAAAATACCCTTCTGGCATTTCCTTATTAAATCTGTATATTATCTCATTAGAAGTGTGCCATAACCTTTTTCCTTTTAATTGACCTTCAGTGCTCAAATATACAGGAGTTTTAGCATAATTACCAGCATTAATTCTCTGATAATAACTTATAAGAGAGGGTCTAAAGTTAGACCAGTTAGTAACCTTGGTAAAGAGTTCCTTGAAGAAATCAAGTATTCTCTTACCTAAGCCTCTATTCTGTCTTGTCATTACATACTCTCTGAATCCTTCTGCCATATCTTCCTCAAGAGAAAGATTGTCTTTTTCACCATATAACTTCCTTGCCTCATCATATAATGCTTGTCTCTCATTATTGTCAAGAAGAAGATTAAATACAGCATGGAAAGCTTCATGATATGCAGTACCTTCAGCAGCTATGTTAGATAATGTAATTATACCTTTATCAAACTTGCCCCAAGCTAAAGCACCTTGTCTGCCTACTTTAATAAGGCCTTTTACTACTTGTACTCTATCATTCTCACTTAATTGAGGCAATACTTTATTTAACCATTTAAGTTCTTTCTCTTGGTTCCATACTGTAGTATTGGAGGTATCAACTCTTCTTAGAATTAACTCATTTTCAAACTCTTCATCATGGTCATTAATTGCCTGTTCTTTTTGAGTAGTATAGGCAGCACCTGTTTGGGTATTACCTTGATTAATAGTTGCAGGAGTTTCTACAGTAGTGATAGGAGTAGCACTTACAGTAGGTACTGCATCAGGGTCAAACAATATAGTTTTTTCTGATGCAAAATCTCTCATTCTTTGAGGATTACCTAATAAAGCCTTTCTAATGGTATTCTCCACTTGAGTTTCATTCATACCTCTTTGCACAGGATTGTTCTTTACAAGTAAGAATGTTTTACCATTAGGAAATACTACATAGTAACTATTTGAAGCTACATGAGCTTCTTCTCCCTGTCTACCAAATCCCTTTGTAATATTAGGAACCTTAGTCATATAGACATCTACTTCTGTAATACCTGCAATGGGTGTTAAATATCCTTTATGTAACTTACCATCCAGTTCAAAGTATCCTACTTCTTCATCAACATTATTCATACTGTGCTCAGGGGTTAAATCTTCAATAGGATTCTGTGTCTCCAATGAAGTTTCAAAAATAGGTAGCACTGTTTGAGCTTGTGCTGGAGTAGCAGGAGTTTCTGTAGATTTATCTACTTTGACATTACTTACCAAAGGTACATTGACAGCAGGATTATACACAATAGGAATACCCTTTTCACTTTGTACTGATGATACATTCTCCTTATCATAACTCAATACAAATGGCATTACAGCTAACTTAGTAACTGGCACACCATATTGAGACTCAAATAGATTCTTATAAGCAGAAAGTTGTAAAGTATAATAACTTTTAGCACTCATTCTTTGAGTAGGAGAAGCACTATTAAAGTAATTAACCTTATGACCATATCTATCTGTAAAGTCATAGAAGCTGTATCTACTTGTCTTTACATCATAGATTCTAAAGTTACCCTCCTTGTCAACAGAGAGAATGTCAACCTCGCCTGCAACCCTTGTGCCATCAGGATACTTCTGGAACAATACTATATTGTCAGCAAGGAATCTTTCTCCCATTTGCTCTATATTTGACTTAATTTTATTAAGAGTTGTAATCAAATCTATAAAAGCATTTTCTGACATATTTGAAGGTTTTGTTATCTTAGAGACATCTCTTATAGTAAAATATTGTCTAATAATACTATCTACAGCAGAGCCAGCATCAAGTGCCCTTTGTGAGTTAGTACCAGACATCTTGTCTCTTACTATATTCACAATAGTATCTCTACTCTTGACATCAGTTTTCCCCCTGTAGGCAGTCAAGTCTACCTTGAATTTTCTTTCCAAGTATTTCAGATAGTTCTCATATTGAGTAGGATTATCTACAAACTTACTAAGATTAAGTCTTGCTAATTCAAGAGCCTTTGTTTCTTTCTTAGATTCTATCCAATTAGAACCTAACCTACTATGTACTCTGCTATATTGGTGATACTCCCCATCATCTTCAAGTATATAGTAAAACTCCCCATCAGTTCTTGTCTTATCTACTCTCTTTTGGTTCTCATATATTTCATTGATAACCTCCTTAGACTCGGCAACTCTATCTTCTCTTTCTTCCTTCCTACCTGCAATAGTATCCTTTATATCTTGAGCCTCTTGACCACTAAGATACTTTTGTTTACTTCTGTCAAGTACCTTACCATCAGGAGTAAGGACTTTGTTATCTACCATCATTGAGGATGTTGTAGCATCACCAAAGTTATCTTGTGCCCAAGCTAAATCTAATAAAATCTTATTAGTATTGGTAATAGTCACAGATTTACCTTGGTCATCCTTAATAGTATTTGTCTTTAAGTCCACATAGTATGGCTTGTTTGAGAATATAGATACTATTCTTGTACCTGCAATAGCACCCTCAGTACCACCTACAGGAGTTTCAATTTTCCTCTTAGGTTGAGGTGCTACAGAAGCTGGGCTTATAGCTTGATGAAGATTACCATCATTGTCAAAATAATCAGTTGTAAACCAAGTACCTCTTACTGAAGCATCTACAATATTTGAAGTAAGAATATTGGAGTTTATCAATCTATTGTTATATACACCTTCATTTATTCTCCTTGCACTAACTTGTAGAGGAAGATTGAACTTAATAAGGTGTCCAAGTATTTCATTATATATATCATCAGGGCTCTTTGGAACCCCTAATGCACTTGTATCTCCCAAGTCTTCAAGAGCAGTTGCATCAAAGTTTATACCTCCAATCTTTGTACTCTTGCTACTTGTAGAGAAATATACATCATACTTATCCTCCTTGATTTGTTCCTTACCTTCAATGATTACTTTTTCATAAGTACCATCTGGTTTTCTTACTTTCTTACTTATAACAATACCATCACCTGCCTTACCACTGAACCAAGTAATCATAATATCCTGCATATATAAGTCTTGTGCCAAGTCCTGCATAGCAGCAGACACATCATCCTGTGATATAGCAGTTGATAACTTAGTAATGGCATTCTTTATGTCTTCTCCAATAGGAGTTGAACTTACAGTAGCATCTTTTAAGTTAAACTCCTCATTATTGAAATGCTTAACTCTTACAGCAGCAGGAGAATATTTACCAGCCCCATTAGGTATAAGCAAATATAACCTACCTTCCTTTTGGCTCATATCCATTGGCTTGATGATAAGACTATCATCAATCTTACCATTAGTAGTAAGAACACCATTCTTTATAATACCAAAAATAGGCTTCTTATTATCACTTGATACATTAGGAATATTAGCCAAACTTCTTTCAGTACTACCATAAGGAACCCTACCTATCATTAACTTAGATACTCTAGTAGTAGGAGATGCTATGAATTTACTTTTAGTTTTACTATTATCTGTAGTTTCTTTAGTGCTATTACTTTCTTCTGTAATTTTATAAATTACAGGGTCTTGCTTAAGCCAATTGTAATAGTTCATTCCTGATTTATTAGCACTGACTAAAGCCTTTGAACTACTTTCACTATTCTGTATGACAGCATTTTTATCATCAATTCTTTTAATAAATGTATCTAATGATTTTGACTCATTAATAAATTTATCTCCGGGCTTTAAATCTCTAAAATGAACAGGTGTTGCTTGTACTTTATGAGTACCACTTGCACTAATATATTCAGTTGTTACTACATTTTTATCTTTTTTCTCCTCAACATTATTAGTTGTCCTATTAGCAAATTCTTTTCTTATTCTCTCTTCAAGATTCTTCAGACCTTCATATCTTGATGTACTATAATCAGATTCATCCAAACTGCCTACTATCTGATTATTCTTCTTATCTATAATGAAAATAGTATGGTCATTAAATGAAGGGTCTATCATAAATCCAAGTTCATCACCTGCTTTTAAGTTACCCTCATTCAAATATTTAAAGGCACCACTGTCTCTTAAATAACCATAAATACCAGAGAAATCTACATTCTTTTCCCTCTCACTAACTACAACATCAAATGGTCTGAAGTCTCCTTCTTTACTTGCCTCTATATGTAATTCAGGTATAGCAGGTCTATAATATTGACTAACAGCACCTTTACTTGGTCTCTGTGGAGTTTCTACCTTTTCATTAGCTTTTTTATTCTCCTCATTGACCATTTCAGCAGTTATATTACCTACAGGAGTTTCAGAAGTTTCAATTACTCCTGTTCCAGGTAAATTCTCATTATCTGTCACAGGAGGTGTAGTAGATGTACCACTATCTCCTGTAGTAGTTCTGTCATCTCCTCTAACTTTTCCCTCTCTTTTATTTACAGGTTTTTTATATTCAGGAGAAAATCTATCCTTAAATTTATTGTCATTGTTTACTTGGGACATTGCCTTCTGAAGCTCATATTGGGCTTCTTGGAATCTTGTTGCAGACAATTCTACATCCTCCTCTGAATCTTCATCAAAGGCATTTTCATTATTAATATATATAGAGTTAGGATTAGCCAATTGTTTTATATTCTCAGAATTATCAAATTGGTCTTGAAGGAGCTTAAGAGCATCTTGTTTAGTTTGGGTGTCTGCATCTGAGTTATTAAGAACTCTTCTTACTTCATTATTATATTGTGAAGTTTCCCTATAATTCTTAGCCATCTCATTATCATCATCCTCAAGTTCACTTAATACTTTATCCCTATTTTCTGTGTCCTCTTGGGTATCTATGATGTCTCTAAACTCTTGTAAGTTTTGGGCATTGCTTAAAGATGTCTTTAAATCATCTGACTTTCTTTTAGACTCTTGCTGAACAGCCTGTTCATCAGCTTTTGCATGGTCTTCTGCTTGCTTTTGAGGATTTTCAAGATACTCTTTTAGCTTTGCATTATATGTCTTTGAGGCATTACCTAACTTGACAATATCATTTAGTTTGGTTGTAATATCTTCCTTTTCATCTGCATTAAGTACAGTATCATCCACCTCATTGATTTCCTTTATAAGACCATCTACAAACTTAGGATTAGTTGCTAATGTATGAGCTAATGTTTCATCATTCTGATTTCTTACTAAGTCAAGGGTATTTATAGCACCTTGGATAGTTCTTACATTTTTATCTGCTTGATTATATCTGTCAGTCAAATCAGCATGTGCTTGACCTTCATAATCTCTTATCTGTTGATTGAAATTAAGAAGAGAGCTTAAATTACCTATAACACTTCCTATAGTTGACTTTATCTCTCCAGACATAGCTGTAGCCCTCTCAGACCAGTTACCTATCTGGGATTTCATCCAAGTTAATTCCTCAAGCTGGTCATCTGATAATTGCTGACCTGTCTTAGTGTCAATCTCATCTTTTATCTTTAAATAGTTGTTGATGGCATTGGTTATCTCATCATGATTCTGTTGTAACTTAGTAATCATCTCTTGTTTGCCTTCAGGAGTAGCATACATTGGATTACCGTTTTTATCAACAAAGGGGCCTACCTTAGAACCATCTTCAAGAGTAGTTGTAGTATTTTCTACTATAGAGGCAAGGTTTTCATCAGAAGTGTCAAATGCAGAATTAATCAATGTATTAAGGTCTTCCATTTTGCCAGCATTGTCAAACATGGAAATATCAGATATTAATTGAGCATGTTCTGCATTCTTAAAATCAAATTCATTACCTTCCTCAGCAGCAACATTCATATCATTTTGATACTTATTATGTCTAATAAGTCCTTGATAGTAATTCTTAAATTCAGGAGAATTGATTCTCTCATTCATATAGTTGGCAATCTCACTTTCTCTTGCCATCTTATTTCTATAATCTCTCCACTCATTTATAGCACCACCTTCAATAGTAATAGGAGATTGCAGAGAGCCTGACTCACTTCTAATCCCTCTAAATCTTGGCATACCCAGTGCACCTGTCAAAGAACCTATGAAGAACTCTTCCCAACTATTTGCGTCATTTACTGTCTCATTAATTCCCTCTGCAAATGATTTAGTCCAATCCAAGGTTTCCTGTGATGCTGTAGGGTCAGTTTTTGCCTTGTAGAAGTTATTTACATCAGTCTCATAATATTTACCTGCTATAAGAGATGCTGCCTTTTGTGATATTTCTTCATTACCCTCAGATAATGCACCTCTAGTTATAGCAGCAGCAGTGCCTAATTTTGTAGTACCAGCAGTATATTCACCAGCCCTGCCTACTATATTGGTAGCCCTTCTTGCTGTCTTAAAACCATTGGCATATAATTTACCAAATTGAATTATATTGGATGCAGTAAGGATAGGAATATTCATAAGTAAGTCTGCATTACCCATCTTGAGTCTATCCTCATTAAGTTTTCCTATAGCTGAATTATAAGATTCTGTCTCTTGATTAATAAGACTGTCTGCCACAGGAGAATCCCCATACAAGTTTCTTATTTCTTGTACTCTCTGAGTATATTTATCATCAAATTGTGCCTTATGTAAATTAAACCAATCATTACTATTGTTAAGAGCTTCTATTCTACCTTCATTTACTGCTGAAGTAAGTGCTCCTACAGCAGTATTAACAATTGCTGGGGCTTTTGAAGACTTAGCAATTGCCCCAATAAGCTGAGGTAATTTAGTTGCTTTCAATCCAGCGGCAGTAACACCACCACTGTAGAAAGCACCTACTGTAAAACCTAAGTTCTTGATAAACTTATCTCCTAAGAAGTTAGCAGTAAATATGTTCTCATACCAAGGTTGTTCTTGTTCTGCTCTTGTATAGTAATTAGGCAATGCTTGTTCTGACCAATCATTGACAGATTGCATAGCCTTGGAGAAATCATTATCCCAAAGACCTGACCATCTATCTTCCTTCATTGCAGTTCCTGCACCAAACAACAAACCTAAAGTACCATCAAGGAAAGTAGTTCCTGCAAGTATAGCCCCCTTGGCTAAACCTGCCCCTATCTTAGCATACCAAGGTTGATTCTCAGCTCTTATATCCCCTAACTCTTGAAACTGTGCCTCAGTTGCAGTAGGATTATCCCACATGCTTTGCCCCCATGGAGTAGTTGTATTAGCTAAAGAGCTTTGAACATTCTGCTCTGCTTGTTCATAAGGATTATAAAGTGTTTGTGCAGCCAGATGTGCTCTACCTCTTGTAATAAAATCCTTTACATCAGGACTAACATCTGCACTAAATTGTGCATTGTTAGCCTGTTGTAATTGATTGTATCTCATAGGCCCCATCTTTGTAATATCTATATCTTTCTGTGTATTACTTTTCTTAGCCATAATTAATAACCATAAGGATTAAATTCTTGTTCTTTTGTTTTATTTTGTGCCCCTAATTGAGAATGATATAAGTAAGCATCATTTAATGTTTGATAATAATAGTTCTCCAAGGCTGACCTATCTCCAGTAGAAAGTCTAGGATTTTTAAGTTTCTCTTGTATTTGCATAGCTTGTTGCATTGCATAATCTCTATTCTGCTCATTATAAGTGTTAATACCTGATGGCATTCTATATCTTCTTACATTACCCTTATCATCCTGAATCATGACTGTATTACCATAAGGACTAAATCTTGTAGCAGTAACTTTATATTTATCAGACTTTAAGTCTGACATATCCAAGGTTTCCCCTGTATCCTTGAATTTTCTTGACTTATTATCATAATCTACTTCTCTAAGCTTGGCCCCTCTTCCAGCAGTCATAATAGCATCTTTCATATCTCCTTGTTGAGAACTTGCTATAGAATAATCAAATTCAGTAGCTTTTGTAGCATCATATCTACCTGTATTTTCTGCTGAACCTAAATATTTACTCCAAACATTACCAAGATTCCCTGGTTGCCATTTTCCATGAGTAGCCTTTGATGCTCCTAAACTATCCATAAACTGTCTAAATGCAGAAGGAGTAAATTTTCTCTTACCACTCTGCATTTGTGTTTCAGCATTCATAAGCCTTGCAGTACCACTACCAGAACCTGCTAATGTTACTTTAGGAGTAGCATTTCTGTTATATTCTTGCCACCCTTTCCAAGTCATTCTCATTCTACCATGACTATCTTTATAGAAGTACTTAGAATATTGTTTTAGTGCATTGTTATATGCTTTTTCTTTATTACTTAATTCCCTGCTACTATAAATATTCAAAGGATTAATAGCTAAGCCATTTAGTGTCTGCTGTGCTTGTTGTGCTTGTTGTGCTTGTCTTGCAGCAGCTCTTCTCTCAGCTCTAATCTGCATAGCTTCCTGAGCAGCCATCTTAGCTCTCCAGTTATCAAGAATTTGATATTGAGTCTCACCAACTGCACTCCATAGACCTTGTTTAGCATAATCAATAGCTCTTGCAATAGTATTTTGGTCTCCCCAATTTCTAACTCCACTTGAATTAACTGCATCATTGACTATTCTTGTAAGTTCAGGAGCAGCCTTTGGATTATCTTGTATAGCCTGTAGCACTGCTTGGGAACTGAAACCTTTTTGCATCATGGTTTCATAATATGAATTACCTAAGATATTTCTCCATTTCCTTGGCTTTTCCTGCATCTCTTTAGCTAGTGCTGATGCAGCTTGTGCAGCCTGTGCAGTAATCATATTACCTGCATAACTATCATAGGATAGTTGAGGATTTCTTATATAATCATCAAGACTTGTAGTACTTGCCCTTCTACTAAGTAATAATGTAGGATTCTGTAATAATGCTTGCTGTTGTTGTTCTGCTTGCTTCATCCTCATATTATAGGCATTTTCTATAGGAGTTATTTCTTTACTATATCTTGCCCTCATATTAAGCATATTATTCCTACTTGAGGCATTAAGTCCTTCTCTTGCCAACTGACCTGCTTGACTCTCAAGGTCATCAGCATAAGTCTTATACATCTTGTAAGCATAAGGGTCAGTTTGCTCATTAGCCATATTTTCCCATATATTTGCCTTTGCAGACAATTCTCCATATTGATTCTCCAACTCTTGATGAGCTTGTGTAGCCATCAATACAGGTTGAAGCATCTCTTGATATGTGAAAGGTTTAAATTGTGAATTAATAACTAAACTATAATCAGCCATATTACTTTTTCTTAATAGTTAAATAACCCCCCTTAGCTTTTCTTTTCTTCTTAGTTTTATTGGCAGCATTTCTTACTTCTTTCTTTTCTGCCTCACTAAGGTCTTCATATCCATTTTTATAGGTAATATTACCTTTATTGTCAATAGAATAGTATAAAGCTGGATTACTCATAACCATATTCTTACTATATTCTTCCCTACCTATATCCCCAAGGGAATTAAAGAAGTTGGTAAGGTTTGCACTCATACTTGCAGCTCTTCTTGCATCAATATCATTTCTCAGTGCCATGGCTTGTGCTATCCCACTAAGTCTTGCATTTCTTGTATTCATAAGAGCCCTTTGGTTAGCCATAGCTGCCTGTAATCCCATTTCAGAATTAGCTTGATTAGTGCCTCTATTAAACTGTTCAACAGCTTGTCTTTGAGCTAAGTTATACTCTTCTGCTTGTCTTGCAAGATTACCTGCTGCTAATTGATTATTATAATCTGCTGCAAGCAATGATGCATTTCTTGAAGGACTTGTACTATTCATAATAGCTCTTCTTGTAGCACCTGCTTGAGCATTGAGTCTACTCATATAATAATTTCTATCAAGAGGCTTATATTGTAAGTAATTGCCTATTGGGTCATAATCTACAGGAATATAATCACCTGATTGATTAGCTGCTTCAAGTATAGCATTTGATGTATAGTAATCAGGTCTACTAAATAAGTTCTGACCTATACCTATTGCAGCACCTACTACAGGAGCATATCTAAGGTATGTAGTATCAATATTATCAAATATGCCTTTACTTACAGGATTTTCTACAGGGTTCTCATTATAAGCATCTAAATCTTCTCCTACATCATGTCCAGCTCTTTTTGCAGCAGCCCTTGCCATATACTTAGGTTCTTCTACCCATTTGCCATTACTATCTACCCCAGGTATATAACCATTTTGTAACTCTTGTCTCCATTCTTTTAATTCATTATTTAATCCAAGATTACCTGTAGTATTATCAGGAGTAGTTATAAGTGTATCTATAGTATTGTTACTAATAGGAGTACCAAATAAATTTCTTTCATATTGTCTTCTATTCATAAGCCCTCTATACTTATTATCCTTAGATGCCCACATGGAGTTTTGTACATCTTGAAGAGTAGCATTACCTTGAGTATATGCAGTAAGTGTAGGCAATACTCTGTCTCTCAATCTTCCCATACCTACATTATAACCATAAGAATATAAAGCATCCAATTGATTAGGGTTTAATTTACTCTGTAACTCAGGAGATAAATATCTATTGAAATCCCTTGCCTCATCCTCAAAGCTTCTATTAGTTTTCATTGAAGAACCTTCCCAATCAATAATCTTATTCTTTATATTATCAGATGGGGCATAACCACCTGTAGCATATTTATTATTATTTGAATTCTCTTGCTGTTGTCCTCTTACTATTTCCTGTGCTTGCTGTAACTTTGACATAGAATTTAACAAGCCTCTTTTGCTTATTGGGTCAATAGGTCTTTCCTTAGACTCCTTTCCAAGTTTCTCTGCTATTGCAGCAAATGAATACCCATCATAAGACTTAGGTAAATTTACACTGTCCAATAGCTTTTTATCAGCAAATAATCTATTGCTAAATACATAGTCATTGAATATAACTTCTCCCTGCTCTACAAGATTAGGAGTTCCCTCAGCATCCATACCCATAGGTACTCCCTCATAAATATTATCTTCATGGGTTCCACCATTACCTATAATTACCTGTCCATTGCTAAAGTCAGCACCATTGGTATTTAAGTCTCCTCCAAAGCTATGCCATTTGGCCGCATTCCTTGCAAAATTAGCTTTCTTTACCATAGCAGGGGAGTAATTTTCCTTATTTGCCAATACTTGAGAAGCAAATGCTTGTACAGATTTGCCATGCTTTTTAGCGGCTGCTGTAAAAGTACCCTTCTTTGATGGTTTAATATGTATATTACCTCCATCAGCAAAAGTGTTAATATCATAGTTAGGCAACGAGGATATTTTATTTTTACTTAGAGCATTAAGAGCTTTGATGCCTAAGTTTTCTTTATTTAATTCATAACCTATGGCCCCATCACCATAATTATTAAATGTATCTAATAAGCCTCCAAATGCAGCATAGTTAGCTATAGCATTAAGGTCAGATTGAGTATCTGCTGCATCAGCAGCATTATCATAAGAAGTTAATGCTCTACTCCTTGCTATATCCTGCTGCTTTTTTAATTTCTTGTATTTATTCTTGGCTTTGTTACTAAACCAACCATCACTACCAATATCTGACTTGGAGAAATCTGTACCAAAATCTTGGTTAGCCCATTGATTTTCTATGGAATCTAAACTACTGTTATCCACCAAGACATTGTTTAAAGCTTTATTATTACTTTCTATCTCAGCAATCTTCTCATTGTTTAATTTAGAACCAAACATTCTGTTTGTCAAACCTCCTAAAATACCAGTACCAGCAGATACAATACCTCCTAATACAGGATTGACTGTACCTACCAAACCTCCTATAGTGCTACCAACACTACTTATTGCATTGCCTGCACCTGAGCTAAGACCCCCACCAATAGCACCTCCAGCAATACTACCTACTGCACTACCCAAGGCTCCAGCAGCTCCCTTAGCTATATTACCAACAGCAGTTCCACTAAATGCTCCTTTAAAAGGATTACCACCAATAGATTTAGTAAAATCACCTCCCCAACTATAATAATGTGGGTTATATGTAAATGGTCTGTTAGATTTTCTAATAACTTTTCTTTTAACCATATTATACTAATTTATTTGCAAAGATAATTAAAGTATTTGAATTATACAAGGATATTATCCAAAAATTAAAGGGAAGATAAGTAATAAACTTACCTTCCCTATATTATTATTCAAAGTAATGTACAATCATATCATGTAATATAGTCTTATTTGTATTCTCTTTTTTCATGGACAGCTTGATATATAACCAAGGATTTCTCATTCTATCTCTGCCTTTCTTATTAGAGCCAGATATATTAGCTCTTGGTATATTAGCTCTCCATATCCTAAACTTTCTTTTTAGGTTAGAAGGCTTCCCTAAAATATTATTTAGAGTAGAACTACCTTGCTGATACTCATTCCATGCAGTCAGGGTATCAAATGTTGTATTAAGCAGATTACCGTTCTTATCCCAGCTATCTGACCTAAACTCAAGGTTATTGAATATCTTATCTACAGGCATATCTGGATTGGCTATTACAGTAGTGTAGAATGGCTGATATACTCCAAAGAACATATTATAGTCACCCTCATTATGCAGCCATGGTCTGTATAGTGTGTCTGTACCTTCAACATTAAAGGCAATCCCCCTGTCTTCAATGTTAGTAAAGTAAGGCATCTTTTCATAGCTATAGAATGAGCTGAACTGGCCTAATGGTTCAGAAAATGCCAAACACTCATCTTTGCTGATAAAGAATACATCCCCATTAACCTTATCATAGTAAGTAACAAATCCACCAAAGTCTACTGGGTTCCATATATCTATTCTATCAGAGGCTTTGTTAATCCAAGAATGGAAACCTAATTTATCTGATAAATTACCTAGTTGACCATTGAATAAGAATATACCTTTTGTAATATCATCTATAAAATAAATACCATTAGGTGTTTCACATATAGACCATTTATTAGTACATCCTATTTTATCTGCTAAATATCTCTTACCATTAACTTTTCCACTATTTGCAATTTCAATTGGGACTCCTTCGGTAGAAGAAATCTGCATATTCTCATTATATAGAATCTGACTGATACCCCTGTCTTGAAAAGCAAGTATATTATTATTAAATCTTCTCAGTGCCCTTACAGTACCCTTATCCCCATCAAGGTCAAGAGTAGAAGCAAGGGTAATATTAGTCCAAGTATCTACCAACTCTCCAGCAGTTTTTGTCTTAGTCCAAGTAATTGAATTATGAAAATTATCCAAGTTCAATTTGTTTGGATTGATTGTTCTATAGTTGAAGAAGTTGTTAAGCTGTGAATATACATCATTAATTAAATTAAAGTTCTCAGGAGTAATTGCTAAGTTGCTTGTCTGACCTCTATTTCTATCATATCTACCATCAATGTTCACCCTTGTCTCACACATGAAAGATACAATGTCAGTTACTGCATTTTGGTCTTCAAGGGTATAAGGATAAGTCTTTATATGGTCATATCTTTGATAATAGGTATCACCTTCCTCCCATCTAATGATAACACTACTCTTGACTCCATTATCATCTACAAGAGAAATAGGGTCTCCACAAGGCAGCCATGTGTTATTCTCAAAAGCTTCTTCTGTCTGTCCTCCAAATCTATTCTGTACATTATCATTGTACAATTCCCCTAACCATAGCCAGCCATGTTGTATTCCTCCTATGGAACTTATAGGACCCTCATTAATATTAAGCACATCCTGTGATACTCCTACTATAGAGTTATCTTTATCCCAATATAATTTCTTTCCTGTAGGAAAAGCTATTTCCCCTGAATTGACTATCCAAGTTGAGGAGTTATCAGATGAAGGGTCACTATCATATATTGCAGGGAGTACTCTTTGTCTATGGTATTTAGTATAGTTTAAGGCTACAATTGCATGAGGAGTAGATTTATACTTTATCCTAACAGGGTCAGTACCTGTGGTTTGTTCAGTAAATCTACTATCTATCTGTGTATAATTACCACTAAATAAACTATGGGCATATTTATCAGCACTTTGAACTCCAGTAATCATAATAGGATAACCATCTTTCTTATCTCCTATTCTTGAGATTGTTAAAAGCTTATCCACATTACCATAGTAAGTAATGTCTGTAAGTCCAGAGTTCTCTTGTGCAGGTAACTTGACAAGAGTTATTTCATTAGAGTCAAATACTGAAACTCCTGATATACCAGTTTTTGTAGTATCCCCACTAATATAAGCATTCCATATGTTATTTGAATCCAAATAAAATGACTTATAGGAATATCTCATATTGGACATCTTTTTCTTGTCAAGCATAGCTGACCTATATCCATCAGTAGCAAACTTAGTATTATTAAGTGAGCCATTTCTGTGCCAAGGATATACCACAAACCCAGTAGTATAGTGATTGGTATTACCTGTATCTTTCTTATATGCAGTTAATTCATCAAACCAGAATGCCCCAGAAATCAAACCTTTCCATCCAAAGTGTGAATCCCCTAAATGATTATACAATTGACTTTGGCTAAAATCGTTTTTTACCCCTATAGGCTCTTTGTAAAAACCAGCAGGTAACTCTGAACTATCATAGAAGTTATTAACAGGAGTGGAAGTTTGAATATCAATATCTGAGGCAAATGCAGTCAGTGGAACTATTCCTACTATCCTCAACTTCAAACCTGATGTATCAATGCTTCTTACATCATTGTCAAACTCAATGTCAGGTGAATGGAAAGTCAGTATTGATTGGTCAATATAATAGTTCTCTGCATTATTGGATACCCAATTTGTAATATCTGATTCAGATGCAGTATTACTTACATAGGGAGTAGTTGGAGGGTCCCAAATACATTGAATTTCTGCATTTCTCTTGTCATTTCCTGGGATTGGATAATTATTTCTAAACTCTGCCCAAGCTCCCTTGTTAACTATATCAATATCATATTGAGTAGAGCCTGAAGTAACTGTAGTCCTGTTATTAGACATAACTCCTGCTCTTGAATAAACTGATGGATTTCCAAGGAATTGCCCTAAAGGTGTCCAATCTCCTCCATAATTACCTTGACTATCCTGAGAATAATGAGAAGCTTTATATACATCAAATGGAGCATTAGGTCTTGTAAACCAAGATGACTGTACAAAAGGAGAGTTGCCATATCTATCTGATACATTATACACAGTAGGACATAGTATTCCCTGACATATAGCTTCCCTATCATTGATAGTAGGATATACTACAACAGGTCTTATTCTAACATAACCATTATCAAGAAGTCTACTGATAATAGTAGTATCATTCAATGTAAATTCAGCTACAGGTAATCCTATCTCACTATCATTATAGAAAGTAGTATCAACATGTTCAGTATTTTTCACATCATTAATCCATATAGGTTCTGACCATTTGCCTGTATAATGTTGTGCTTGAATACCAAATCTATAATACTCAAGGTACTTGAATGTCTTGAACTGATAAGAATTTAACTTAAGCTGATTATTATAAGGATAATAACCCTCAACTTTTGGAGATGCTAAACTTTTACTACTAATGACAAATTCAATGTCTTGCCCCTTGAAATATTTTCTTATAGTGGAATCAAGAGTTTTTCTATTTGTCTTAATATCCCCAAGGAATAAAGTATTATCCTTTTGAGTCATTGTACCAAATACTACTTCCTCTCCTCCTATATATAATAACTCAGTAGGGTCTATTGAATCCCCAGATTGACCATTGTCAGTATATTCTACCTTTACATTCACATAGTCAGTCAGCACCATATTACTGCTATCACTTAATTGAATGGATGTTCTATTACCACTAATTATAGTAATGGTAGCAGTTTTGCCTGTAGGGAAGGTTAAGTAATTTCTTGAGTCATAAAATACTATCCTTGAATATTTAGTAGTATCTATGTTCCAACTTTTATAATTTGAAGTATCAGTACTTGGAGTATATTTATCCAAAGTATTTTCTTCTATCCAATCACTTCTTCTTATTAAGGATATTTTATTAGCTGGTAAATTTACATCATATCCTACATTTCCTGCAATATTATAATTGGATGCTCCTGTAGGAGGAGCTAAATCTACAACTCTTCTAACATCTGGAGTAGCATTTATGCTTGTCCTATGTATTGAATAGACTCTAATATAGTCAAAATTCTTATTAACATTAGTAATCTCAATGTTAAAACTATTACTTACTTTATCTTCAGGACTAGCTCCTTTATTATTATAAGAGATGTAGTAAAGAGGTGAAGTATAGAATATATTACTTTCCTGACCATACTTATCAAAGTAAGTAAAGGCATACTGTACAACTCCAGGAGCAAAACTACCATTAGTTACAATATTTCTTTCAATGGTTATTTCCTCATTCAGTTTAAGTGTTCTTACAAAATTAAATGAGTCAGTATTCCATTTACTCATCACATCAGATGCAGCAGCTATATTTATTACTCTTGGTTGGTTTAAACCATCAGTCCAATACACTTTTCTAATCTCAGTATTTTCATAGAATGAGATAGTTTCTATAGGATGCTTATAATCAAAATTAAGATTGCCACTAAATAATTGTTTACCTGTTAATACTCCATTATTAAACCATATTTTATATATTTTATCTTCTTTAGTAGACCCCTCTGAGGTTGTAGTATCCCCAACAGTAAAAAGAATAAGCTCATCATTAATTAAAGCCTGCCCAATAGGGGTGCCTTCAATATGGTCTCCTATTCCTATTATACTTGTTTTCTTATTACCTTTTTCATTTATCAAACTAAACAGAGTATTCTCATCAGTTGACATTATCCTGATATTCTTATTCTCATAAGAATATTCAGAGGTAAATGCAGAAGCTGATAAATCTCTCTTCATGCCCTTGGTTTTAAAGAATGCCTGTTTTTGCATAATTAATGTAGTTTATAATATTCTTGGTCTCCATTATTCTTGAACCCATTGTTAAACTCAGTGGTTCTTTGTAGTAATGTACACCAACTTCTCTTTAGACTTTCCATTTCAGAGATAGATGGAATAGTAAATTCTGATTGTAACTGCCCTGCCAACCAAGCATATTGTTGTTGGGTATTCTGTAATACAGCAGGAGCAATCTTACCCATATCAAACAGAATAGTAAAAGCTTCCCTCTTAATATAGGCTTCAAGAGCTTTCAAGAACACAGGATTATCAATAAGTAATGGAAAACCATCCTTATCTATTGGAATTGCCTTATAGGATACCAACACATCTCCTGTCTTGAAGGATACATATAATAATTGTCCTTGTGTCTTAAAAGACAACTCTTGAGGCAACTTATGTCCTATAATCTTATCATAATGCTCTTCTGGCATGAAATTATCTGTCATACTTCTAAGACATATATTACTTTTACAATCCTTGACTTGGTTAATAGAGATTAAGTCACAGGGTAATAATCCTCTAAAGTCTTTTATATGTATGACTTCCTCTTTATCCTGATATAACTTAGGTAAGCCAAATATACCTATGAAATCAATAGTATATTGCACAGCTTGTTCAATAGTTATATCTTGAAGAAGAGGATGTCTAAGTATTCTACTTAGAACTTCTCTTATATTTATGTATGAAATTTCACTTATCATATTTTAATCTCCACTTATATCCTCCAGCAGACTTCGTAATATTATTACAGCACTTATTTATACTACCATAATATATACCAGTACATTTGGAAGCTTCTGTCATTGAACTATATTCCCTTATAATTTCACCTGTGTGCTTATCTACCTGTAAAACAGGTTTACTAAAGAATTTACTAACTATCTCTCTATGCTTATCTGAAATCACTTTTCCTTTATTAGACCTGCTAATAATTCTCTTTCTCTCTTCAGAGAGTTTAATATGTTTGGATTTCATAATAGCAGACATTTTATCTTTAGTTTCTTGAGATACTATCTTTCCTTTATGGGCTTTTCCTATTTTGTCTCTCCATTCTTTACTTAGATGTTTCCCTCTATGAGCATCTGAGAGCCTTCTCTTATGATTTTTAGATAATGGGGATTTTCTACCCTCTCCTCCATCTGTGATATTATATGAGATACCTAAGCCCTTATAATGTCTGATAAGTTCTATCTCTAATCTTTTGGCAGTGTTCTCATTTAAGCCCTCAAATAATACTTCATGTTTGATATTATTCCACCCGTATTTCAATATAGCATTATAAAAGTATGTACAAGCAGCATAGCCTTTACCACTTTGCCATCTCCAATTGGGATTACTTTTAGAGGTAATCCCAACATATACTTTGCCTGATGGAGATGTATGTCTATATAATATCCATTTCTTATCTTTCATATAAGTATATATTTACATTATCATAAGGATTATGTATATAGCTCTTCTTAGGGGTTACTGTTATTTCAGGTAATACTATCCCTCCCTTATAAGTCATCACAGCTTGAGGGTCTTGATTATTATCATTAAGACCAAATAAAGTATAGTTAGGATTTTCCATCCCTTTATCAGTAAGTTCAAACTCCTCAAAAGAGTTCCATTTACCTCTACTTGGATGTGTAGGATGTGCAGGTTTCTTAACCCTGTCATCCCTATGTCCTCTTTCATCAGGATAATATCCTAATCTATTAGCTTCTTCCTCAGGAATAGTAAAATCATAATGATGTGAAGGTTCACCTAAATACTCTTCTCCTTTAGAGTCTCTGTATATAGCATCAACCAAAGAACCAGCACTATAAGGATTAAGAGGACCTCCTTTAGCATATCTATTATAGGTATCCCTAATAATTTTTAGATTAGTGATACCATTATCCAATCCAATTTTTATATAAGCAGCTCTATCTTTCATTGATAAATTATTCCAACTCATATCTTAAAAGCATCAATTAAACCATCTTTAATTCTTTGTTTTAATCTTTTCTTTAGGTCTCTATTAACATTAAAATCATAGAATGATTGATTGTTATACTCTGCTAACTGTTTATTATAATAGACCTTGAAGATTTCTTTTTCATCCACTTTAACCAATGTTTTTTTCTTATAGGCTTCCTCATCCTCATACCATAATTTAAGAGTTTTATCCCAATCTATAGGTAAGTTAGTTTTGACTTTTTCACCATCCAAACTAACCCTTGCATCGTATTTTCTTAGCTCTAGCCTGCCCATTCTATGAGGTAACTTAATGTCATTGCCATGTAACAAGCTATCAGCTAAGTAATCATTGACTTTTCTTATAATACTATAGAACTCATGCTCTTTCAAAGGCTCTCCTATATCAGCCCATTTCCTTTTTCTTAAAAATTTGTAAGCATCATATACTCCTAATGAGTTATTGATTCTATGTGTCCTTGGCTCCTTTACTTTCTTAATAGAGTTTAGAAAATCAAATAGCTTATTACCCTTCTCTTCTTGACAAGATTCCATAGCTTACTATTTAGTTACTACATCAGACAAATCATCATCAGCATTGTTTTCTTTGTCTTCAGGCTTATATTCAGTTTTAGTCAACTCTTCTACTATAAGTTGTACAAGTGGAGGTATAAGAGCATCCTCAATAGGGAAAGTCTTATCCAATATATCACATACAGTATTTCCATTTTCATCAGGACACTGTAACTCTGAGGCAGCTTTTGGGTCTTCAAATATACCTGTGACTCTTATTTTCTTTAAATATAGGAATTGAGGATTTGAAGATTTCAAATACATATAATTATCAGGGGATATTGAAGCATATATAATATTCTGTAAATATTTATTATATCCTACATATTTCATTCTTTCCCTACTGATATAAGTGACAGTACTCCTATAATAATCCACAGGGAATACTGAAGTATTACCTATTTTCATTAAAAAAGGTAATTTCTCAGTACTCCTCAAATAAGTATCACCACAAAGGCTTCCTTCCTTTGTTTCCTTTATCAAATCCAAACATATAGTCTGGTAATTACTCTCAGGTATTTGTTTTTTTATATCAGAGTATCTCTGTTTTAACAAAAACCCTCTATATTTACTTAATAAAAATATTATATGCTCTTCAGTAAATAAAGCATCATCTGCATTTAATTTTAATTCATCTAAGCATAAATATACTAATTCCTTATATGTACTCATAATAATAAAACTCTTGTGCAAAGATAAATAAACAATATCATTTACACAAGAGTTTTACTGATTTTGTTAGGGTTATATTATAAAATTTATTTTATTGGCAGAACCCTTCATTATATTCCCCAATTTCTATAGGAATTTCAATAATACAAACTTTTTATTATCCTCTCCCCTCTATACTTGTATCAATATCATCTACAATCTTATCCTCTGAGGGAATAACTTTAACTACCTTGGTATTTTGTAATTCCTCAATATTGTCCTCATTGACACTAACTCTATAAAAAAGTTCTGATATATCTCCTAAATGTAGTTTATTCATAGTATAATTATTACAATAATTTGGATAAGGCGTCAAGCAACTTGTACCAAATATTTTATATAAAAATTTCTCTATCTCCCTATAATCATTTTCAGTTATAAAACCTCTAAAATCATTATAGATAAATTCTTCTATTATAACTAGGAGTAATAATTTATCTACATCATCATAGTTGATGTATCCTGTATAGGACAATGTATTAAAATATTTAAGAATTGAATTATATAGTACATCATCCATGGCAATTACAAGATTTAATTGATTTAGTTAATTTTATATCTTTTATAAAAGAATTATAGAAATCAATAGCTTGCATATAATGGTCTGTATTAATACTTATCTCCAATGCTTTAAACTGTAAGAACAAGTCTATAAAATTCTTAGGAATATCACATGAGTTATTTACTTCTCTTACATAAGACATTAAGGCATTATATAAAGAGCAAGTATCAAATGTAACTCCTAGTGTATACTCATTGTCCATACCACATGGGGTATCAGATTTTGGAGTACCTCTAGCCTTGGCATATACAAAGAAAAGATTATTTGACAATGATGGAAGCAAATCTCCTATACCTAATTCCAGCCTAAATTGTTTACAGTTAAGGTCAGGGAGTGCCTCAGTTATATTCTTATTATATACTACTGAAGAACTGGGTCCCCCATCTTTATAAGTGTCTTGTGTATCTATAGATATGGAATCTATATATACATTGTCATAATAAGAAAGGCTTATGACAGAAACATCTATGATAAGATATTTACCATCATTTGTTATTCTAAGCTCATTAAATTTTATCATAGTCAGGTGTATAAAAATAAAGGGAGACTTAGCAGCCTCCCTTATAAATTTGTTTAGGCCCCTGTTGCATCAAGAGCAGCTATAGTCAAACCTGTAGCAGTATTGATAGCTGTTATAATACTATTGGCAAGAGCATTGCTTTCCTTATTAGCGGCCCCTACCTTTGGTACTACAAGAGTAATAGTCTTTTCAGACTTTTGTACACTCTCATTGCTTCCTACATAAGCATAATGAATGTCAATCACATTATACTTGACAGTTGGGTCTACAAGATAGGTAGTAGGAATATTGTTAGGGAATCCAACTCCTCTATAAATATCACCTCTCTCACCCATGCAGAAGTATTCAAGGTCTGCAATCTTCTTACCATTGGCAATAGTACCAGCAGGGTCAGTATCCTCTGCCTTACCCCAAATTACATCATCACCATTTACAGTAACTGGAATAAATTGTACATCAAAGTTTACAGGAGTCTGAGGCATGACACCCAGTCTCCAAGGCTGTTCTACCTCATCAATTACTACTGCTGTATAAGTATGTCCATCAGTTAATGCAGGTAAAGTTTGTATTTGACCATTCTTTAAGACAGGTACAGCAGTATCACCATCAGTACTATGGGCTGTAAGAACAATATCAACAAGAGGAGTTACCTCTCTACTGAAATTCTTTGCAAGGGATTCTGCTAAAATCTTATAGAAGTCTGAAGTTGACATACCAGCATAAGCATGTACCATACCATACTTAAAGTACTGGTCTTCATCAGACATACCTATAAATTGCTTGAATACAATTCTTACAATATAATCTTGGCCAGATACAGGAGTACCACCATTGACACTGCCATCAAGAGTCACAGTAACTGCCTTTAATTCATGTGCCATAGCATCAGCATCAGTAGCCTTTGCATAAAGGATATTTTTAATATCAATTAAATCACTTCTCATTAAGCTGTCAGCACCCTTGTACTCAAAGTACACATGGTTCTTTGCATTATCATTTTTCACTGCAATAGTACCAGCAGCAGAAGTTGCTGTTGGAGTACTAAGTGCTTTTGCTACATAAAGATGTCTTACTTGATTTGTTGAAAAAACACTCATAATTATAATTATTTAGTTTAATAATATTTCCAGATAAACCCTCCACAGGGTTTTCTTTCATTTTTATACATTCTACTTATATATAACTTGTATATGTATCCAATCATTTTATTCTTTTCCTGCATGGAACTCTACTCTAATAGCAATATTTACTGCTTTCTCAAGTATAGTTCTGTGTATTACAGGGTCTAATTCACATTCTGTTTTCTCACTTATACCATTAACTGACAGGCCATCTGTCAAATCATCCAATATAATAGGAACAGGCCTTGCAAGATACCTGACAAGATAACTCTCCACATTATATTTTGATATTATCTCTACTATTTTATTACTCAAATCAAACCTCAAGGCCCTTCTCTTATTAGCTCCTTTAAAAGGATTTTTCTTTATTCTATGATAGTCATCTTGAGTAATTGGTATTACAGAGATATTTTCACCGTTCATACATCCTAACCCTTCATCTTTTAAATTAACTGATTCATAAGTAATAAACCATAAATCATCAGGCAATTCAAAGAAAACTGAGGATTTGGACAGCCCTGTATATCCTAATTTCCTATCAGCAGTTGTATAAGTCCTTATTAAATCACTCAAGTATCTTCTAGTTTCTTCAGTCTTCTCAAATGAGTTACCAAATGGATTCTTACCATTATACAAATCTATCACTACTTCTTCTTGAGCCTTAGTAAGGATTACAGACTTTTCATATTCATCAAGGCCTGGGGCTTGATTACTCATTATATTATTATATAAGACATCAAATTCATTGGAGAATTCTTGTGTTGTCATATTTTTTATTTTAGTTTAGCTTCCAAAGCAAACTTAATTTCTTGATGCCTGGGGGAGTTTAAGTATTTAGCTGCTACATTCAATGTAGGCTCTTCATTAATCTCACAAAGTGGAGTATTATCCTTTCTCAAGTACAGGTAATTACCCCTGTTAGAAATCAGGCCTGCTTCTATAGCTTTCTTAATAAGAACCTTTGTAGAAAGCATTGGGTCAGTAATAACCTTCAAGAATATCTTGCTATCAGTCTGTATCAAATTATTAACCTTAGTTTGTAAGAACTCAAGTTTAGCAGTCTGAGAAGTTGGCCTACCATCAATAGTCTCAATGATAGTTCTTAAGGTATCAATGTCATCCTCAATCTTACCAAACTCCTTATAGCATCTCATTGTAGTACTCATATTGTTCTTGGCAACTTTGGTCTCTTCACCTTCAGAGATAATAACAAACTGATAAGTAGCTTTTGGGGCATCCTGTAATGTCTGTAATGAAGGAGCAATATAATCTTTATTGGCTAACAATATTTTATATCTGATGTAATCCTCTGGGTCAGATAGATTGAAATAATTGTCCTGCTTTGTCAATCTTACCTTATTAACACCATTCTCATTGGAATCATCCCAAAAATTGTCTACTTTCTTATAAATACTTAGAGCATTATATTCAAGTCCCATTATTTCCTCAAGAAATGCCTTTTCCTTGTCTGTAAGGACATTGACAAACATACCTGATGATAATCTTGGCACTACAAATGTTCTAATTGCTCCCTCTGCCATACCTCCTGACAATATGTGCTTAGGATTATTGCCCCACATACCTGTCAACTTAGGTATATGTCTTACAATGATTCTTTCATTTCTTAAACAACTAACCAAGTCATCATCAGATAACTCTACTTTCTTTCGTGCTTTCTTAGGGCTTTTTGTAATAGTCTCTTCTTTTGGTACTTCTTGAAGGGGAACTTCTGTATTATCTATATCAAAGTTAGGTACAGAATAATCCACCTTTTCTTCCATTTTCTTTTCTGCCATATCTTCTCCTTTATTCATTGTTTAATAGTAAAAATGGGAGGAGAAAGACTATATTTCCTCCTCCCTTGTATCCTTAACCCTGTAAAATTGCAGGGATTAGTGACATAGTTCTTGTTGGGTCAAGAACACAGATACCCAATGTAGCCATTCTATGAATTATTGCGCTATCCTCGTCAAAACTCATATAAGGATTACCTTTTTGACCTGTGAATGGGTTTCTTAGACCCCACTGATACCCTCTATATTCATTATCCCCCTTAATCTTACATTTAAAGATATTAGGCTGGTCCATTGTACCAATGTACATAATATCATATCTGTAAGATTGTGCTACACCACCATTAGGATGTTGAATCTTATTTCTTACTGGGTCATCATACCAGTTATCAATTTCTACCTTAACTCTAACACCATTAGGAGCTTTATACTCAACAAATTGGAAACCAGCACTAAGTGCATTCTGATGTAATTGAGATTGAGTCTTCCGTATTACTCCTATAGAGCTATTGTCAAGAACAAATTGAGTCCAACCTGATACTGTCTTTAATACTTCTTTATGGAATTGGATTGCTCCTCTTTCACCTGTCTTTATTAAGAAGTACCTATCACCAAAGTCCAATTTAGCTGCGGAAAGCTCATACAGAGCATCTTCAAGAAGTTTTAAACTGAAGGTGTTGTAATACATAGTATTAGCAACTTCTATCTGCTCCAATAAGCCAGCACCAGTCTTAATCGCTTCTCCTGATTTACCATAGTTCAAATACTCTCCATTGGCATTTCTATTGCTTCTGCCAAACATAAGAGCATTGTTCTTGTATTCAGAAAATTGACACTCTGTTTCCCAATCAACTGCATGCATCCACATTGTAGCAACAGACTTAGAGTATCTACCACTAGTCTCTTTAACAATAGGAATACCTACAGCTAATTTCTTATTAAGCATATTGCCAGGTACCTTGTGCTGTATTCTTACAGTAGACCACTCATTTCTCATAGAAATAGGACTTGCAAATCTAACATCACCTGCTTTTCTTGATAAGCTCTTCTCTACATAAGCAGTTTCTACTGAGAATCTTTCCCCTGCGAGTAATCTTTCTGCTGGAACTCCTTGGGTATTGCCTCCCATAAGTTCAACCTTATAAACAGTATTGCTACCCTCAGCTCTACCATCACCTAAAATTCTAAATTGATATGCCTCATTAAGATTACCTACAATTACTTCTTGGTCTGCAAACCAATCTTCTGGGAACACCAGATAGAAGGGGGCAGTACCTGCACCTATCATACCACTGTTAGCTGTAACTACAGTACCATTCTCATCTCTAGCTTCTACAAGAGGAATGTTTCTTCTTGTAGAACCAATAACATCCCAGTAATACTCATTGTCATCGTCAAATTCTTTGACTGGGAACTGATTTAAGAAGGTATCCAAAGTTTTACCTCTATAATAAGCTAACAATTGTACCATTAAATTGGTAGCTTTCTGTGGTGCTAATTGAAAAATTGAACCTAAATGATTTTCTTTAGTTAAACCTTTCCAAGATTGAAAACCAACCATTTGGAACTTACCTAATTTTCCTGCCATATTGAATGTTATTTAAAAATTACTTAATATTTAATATTACAGGCTTAGACATCAAGATTCCAACCCTTTCCTATAAAAGATTCAGGGTCTTCATTTACTCCAGTAACAAACTTTAGATTGCCATCTGAGGTTCTTGCTGTGTTGTTAAGAGTATGTTCAAGTTCTCTAAGACCTTTATTTACTTCTTTCTTTACTTTACCTTTCACCAAACCATCAAGATTCTTAAAGCCATCAGTTAGTGTGAAAAGTAACCCAATGTTCTTAAGGAAATCTGTTCTGTTCTCCATCTCATATTTTTGGATAGCAGTAAAATATTCCCCTGTTTCTGGGTCTTTATAAACAGGCTTGGCTATATTATTATAAATCTTCTGTCTTGTTGATTTATCTATAGATAAATCCCCAAATACATCCTTATCATTAAGGATAGATGATTTAAGCTTTTCAGCCG